CACCCTCGACGCCCCGCGCGTCGCCTCGCAGGGCATGCCCACCCCCTACGAGCAGGCGAACCACCGCGCCGACCAGTACGGAGAATCGGTCATCGGCGAGGCCGCCACCGCAGCCTCGAAGCTGACGCAGCAGCTCGGCGGCATCCTGCTCGACGAGAAAAAGAAGGCCGACCTCACCGCGGTGCAGGAGGCCCTCAACGCGCAGCGCGAGGCCAACGACTCGAATCTGGAGTTCCTGCGTCGGGCGCAGGGCAAGAACGCCGCGGTCGTGTCGGGCGAGGTCTACAAGGACGCGACCGAGCGGACCCGGAAGGCCATGGGCGGCCTGGCCAACGACGAGCAGAAGACCCTCTTCGCCGACGAGGCGAACAAGGAACTGCTCCAGCTCAAGCGCATCGGCGAGGCGCACGTCGGCCAGCAGATTCAGGCCACCCGCGACCAGACCCTCAAGTCCGGCCTGGCCATCGCGACCAAGCGAGCCATCACGGTCGGCGTTGACGCCCCCGACGTGCTTCAGTCCGAGGTCGAGCGCATCGAGCGCGACGTCTCGGTGTACGGGTCGGAGTCGGGCTGGGACGGGGACAGCATCAAGGCCTTCACCAGCGAGACGCTCTCCAAGGTCTATGGTGGGCACGTCCGCGAGCTGCTTGCGCGAGGCCGCACCGAAGAGGCGCGGGACATCCTGACCGACCCGAAGGTCGAGGCGGCGCTCGGCGACGACGCTGCCGTCCTCCGCGGGCGCGTGCGCGACATCCTCGTCGACCAGGGCGGCGAGCGCGATGCGGCCGACGCCCTGGCCCGCCGGCAGAACAAGGACAAGACGTACAACATGACGGCGGCGCTCGACGACGCCGACAAGAAGTACAAGCCCGGCACGCCCGAGAACAAGGCCATGCGCGCCTCCATCACCTCGCGCGCGTCGGTGGCCGAGCAGGGCCGCCGGCTTCAGGAGGGGCAGAACTGGGACAAGGCCGCCAGCCTCTACCAGGCCCAGTCGTCGCTCCCCGGCAACCGCTCGGTCTACGAGCTGAAGATGAGCAACCGCGATGCCTGGGACGCCCTGACGCCAGACCAGCAGCACGCCCTGGAGCAGCGCGAGCACACCGACAAGAACGCAAAGGACTCGGCGCCGCTGACGAAGCTGCAGGAGGAGGCCCTGGCCCGCCTGGAGAACGACATCGTCGACCGCCCCGACTGGTGGGGCACCGCGCCCGACAGCGCCCTCACCTCGAACCGCGACTACAACGTCCTGCCCGAGCGGTTCCGCATCCAGCTCCTGGGTCAGGCGTCCCGCGCGAGGGCAGAGAAGGCGAACCCCGAGGGCGCGATGAAGAGCGCAGAGTCCACCATCCGCGCCCGCGCCCAGAAGATTGGGTACCTGTCGAGCGACACGGTCGGCAAGCCCTTCGACAAGTGGCCCGACGACGACAAGGCCAAGTGGGTGCCGCTGACGGACGCGGTGCGGCCCCAGGTCGTGGCGTGGCGCATGGACGAGAAGACGAAGAAGACCCCGCTGCCCGGCGCGATGGTCGAGGGCTTCGTCGACGAGGCGCAGCGCACGGGCACCATCAAGGGCGGCAGGTGGCTTGGCCTCCGCGACGCCCACGGCATCGCGCCCGCGGACGCGGCCGCCCGGCCGGCCAAGGAGCAGGCAGAGCACCCGTACAACATCGACCCGACCGACGACGAGGACACCATCGGCCGGAAGGTGCAGGGCGCTCGCGGCAAGAGCGAGAAGGCCACGCCCGCCGCCTACGCGCCCGAGGCCCTCATCCAGGCGGCCCGCGACTGGCGCCGCGCCCAGGCCGGCCCCGACCCGCAGACCAAGGTCGGCATCGAAGAGGGCCTCAAGAAGCTCGGCAGGGCCACCACGCCCGACGTCATCCAGCGGGTTTGGGAGACGACTGTCCTCGGCTACGCGCCGACCCAGGGGAAGTAGACCATGTCCGACACGCTCGACTTCTCCGCGGCCATCGCTGCCGCGCCGCTCGCCTCGTCTCCTGACGGCCTCCCGCAGCCCGTCCAGCCCGTGCCCGGCACGCCCGGCGCGCCGCCTGCCGCGGGCAATGGCGGGGCCTGGGACCTCCTGAACGAGAACCCCGACGAGCTGGGGGCCGACCTTCGCCGGACGTACTTCAAGGTCAAGGCCGCGAAGGCCATCCGCGACGAGGAGGCCGCGCAGGCTGCGGCCGCGCCCCCGCCTCCGACCGTCCCCGCGGCGCCGGCCAAGCTCGACTTCTCGGCCGCCATCGGCGAGGCGCCCCTCCAGGCCCAGGTCGACCTCGACGCGCGGAAGAAGGACGAGGCCCGCCAGGCCGAGCTGCTCACCTGGCGCGTGGCCAACGAGAAGCGCGCGCCCGAGGAGCAGGCCGAAATCATGCGCCTGTCCGTCGCCCTCGACTGGCACCCCGAGGTCGTGGCCGGCGACCTTCCGGGCGCGCGGAACAAGGCCCTCGCGGCCAAGCTCGACACGGCCACCGTCGTCCGCGACCATCCCGCCCTGGCCGAGCTGCTGGGCGACCCGAACACCACGGCCCTGGTCCGCGGCGACACCGCGCGCCTGACCGGCCTGTCGTGGCTGCTGGGCGACTGGGAGCTGGACCCGACCGCGCCGGCCAAGGGCGGCACGCTGCTGCGCCAGAACGCCCCTGGCGTCGTCGAGGCCATGCTGCGCCAGCGGAGCCTGGCCCGCGAGAACCACGGCCTCCTGCTGCAGCTCATGGCGGCCGGCTCCATGAAGGACGCCCTGGCCTCCAAGCCGCTCAACCCCTCGGACATCCCCGTGCCCGAGGGCATGGACCCCGAGACGGCCCAGGCCTACCGCGAGGCCAAGATGGCCAGGGCTCGGCCCATGGCCGCGAGCGGCATCAGGCCCGAGAGCCTCTACGCTGGCCAGGCCCAGAAGGACCCCGCCGAGCTGGAGGCCATCCGCGCGCGCATTCGCGCCAACGACCTGGAGCTGTCCGGCCTCCGCAACGGGGGCGACGGCATCGACGAGCTGAGCTGGTACAACCCGGCCAAGTACCTCCTGAAGACCGCCCGCGTCCTGACCGACATGGGCCCCGAGATGGCCAAGGGCGCGGTGGCCACGGCCCTGCCCATCCCTGGCGCGGCCGAGGCCTTCTGGATGCAGGAGGTCACCCCCGGCATCTACTGGACCCTGTCCGAGCTGAAGGACCCGGCCACCGGCCTGCCCGTGCTCACCGACGAGGAGGCGCGCGGCTACGCGGCCACGGCCGGCCTCCCCACCGCACTGTCCTTCACGGCCTCGCTGGGCTCGATGGGCCTGGCCGGCAAGGGCTGGCTCACCTCGAAGCCGCTCGTCGAGAAGGCCCTGGCGAAGCTGCTGCCGGCCTCGGTCGAGAAGCTCCTGTCCTCGCAGGCTGCCTGGGCCTCGGTCGGGCGCGCCGCCTACAGCTACGGCACGCACCAGCTCCAGGGCGGCGTGATGATGGGCGTGCAGTCGGCCATCACCGCGGCCACCGTTGAGGCGGCCAAGGCGTCGCACGGCCAGGAGGCCGACGCGGGCGCCATCGCGGCCGCGGTCGAAGAGGGCTTCGTCACCGGCATGAAGGACTTCGTCCTCATCGCTGGCTGGGGCCCGATGCGCCAGTACTTCGGCGAGCGCGGCCGCATCTCCGCGTCGCACGAGCGCGCCCAGGTCATCCTCGACATCAACCAGAACACCCGCGAGAGCAAGTTCGCGAAGACCGACCCGGAGGGCTTCGAGAAGTACGTCGCCAAGGTCGGCAAGGGCAAGACCTTCTACGTCGAGCGCGAGGCCATCGCCGAGCTGGCGCAGAAGAACAAGCTCCCCGCGCGCGAGGTCGCCGCCGGCATCATGGGCGACAAGGGCGAGGCGTGGGACCGGGCCGAGGAGCAGAAGACGCCCCTGGCCATCCCGGCAGAGAAGTGGGCGACGAAGGTCGTCATCCCCGAGCACGACAAGGTGCTCACCGAGCACACCCGGATGTCGCTCGAAGACGCGACGCCGGCCCAGCTCCGCGAGCAGATGAAGGGCATCGTGCGCCGCATAGAGGAGGCGCGAGTCCTCCGCGGCGCGACGTTCGAGGAGGAGGTCCGCGACCTCAACGCGAAGCTCGAAGGCGCCGCCCGCGCGTCCGGCATCAAGCAGGAGCAGGCGCAGAGCTGGGCGAGCACCGTCAGCCAGTACGTCGCGACGATGTCGCTCTACCTCGACAAGCCGGTGCGCGAGACGATGGTGCGCGTCGGCCTGCCGTCGCTGCACCTGTCCGGCCGCAACGTGGTGACGGGCGAGAGCCTGGCCGCCTACCGGGAGCGCACGGGCGCCCCGAAGAAGGCGCCGGCCGGCGAGCTGGCGAAGACTGGCGAGGCCGTGCGCCCTGCCCCGGAGGCCGTCAAGGCCGAGGCCCCGGCGGCCGTCGCGCTGCCCGAGCTGGAGGCGCCGGCCCCCGCGCCCGAGCCCCGCCGCGCCCCCGCGCCCGAGCTGGCGCGCGAGCTGGGCGACCTCGACCCGGGGATGCAGAAGGCCGTGCTGGCCAACCTCCACAAGGAGCTGGGGGTCACGGCCGAGGAGGCCAACCTCATCGGCCAGCGCAACGTGCGCGCCGAGGCCGAGGTGGACCGGCTGTGGGGCGAGCACCTGGCCTCCGAGCGCAAGGACTGGGAGACGCAGGGCTTCGCCCCCGAGAGCCTTGACGAGGACGGGGTCTACGATGACTTCGTCGCCCGGCTGCGCGACCAGCGGCCCGACCTCTTCGAGGAGCATTGGGGTCGGACGGCCAACCCGTTCGGCGTGCGGGGCTACTTCATGTCCGGCTCGAACCAGCCGGGCGAGATTCGCGCCCTCGCCGACCAGGGGCAGCACATCGGCGTGGCCGCGCCGGACCTCTCGAAGAACGCCATCTCCGAGCTGAAGAAGCTCAAGGGCCGCGACGTCAAGGTCTTCGTCGATAGCGGCGCCTTCTCCGAGGTCGAGTTCGGGGCGACCGGCCCCGTGGTGGCGAAGCCCATCTCCCCGGCCGAGTGGGGGAAGCGGCTGGCGAAGTACAAGGAGCTGGCCCAGGAGCTGGGCGACCAGCTCTACGTCGTCGCCCCCGACATGGTGGCCCACCAGGGCCCCACGCTGGAGCGGCTCACGACCTACGCGGCCGAGATGCGCGAGCTGAAGAAGCTCGGCGCCAACGTCATCATCCCGCTACAGCAGGGCGAGCTGCCGCCGGCCGCCTTCCTGGCCAAGGCCCAGGAGGTGCTCGGGTTCAAGGACGTCATCGCTGGCATCCCGTCGATGAAGGACGCCATGCCGCTGGAGGTCATCAGGACCTTCGCGACCGAGGCGAAGCCCGAGCGCGTCCACCTACTGGGCATCGGCCCGCGCGCGCTGGGCGGGCGCTTCGGCATCATCGTCGACGCCATCGCCACCGCGAGCCCGAAGACCCAGGTCTTCGCCGACAGCGCGTACCTCGTCTCCCTCAAGGTGAGCGGCCGCGCCTTCACCGAGCGCAAGAACGAGCTGCGCGCCCGAGGCGTGGAGTCCGGCCGGGACCTGACCGAGCTGACCACGAGCACCACGGTGGCCGACCTCCAGGCCGGCGCGCCGCCGGTCAAGGGGCAGAAGGGCGGCGAGTCTGCCGGCTCGAAGGCCACCCTGCGCGAGCTGGCGTGGGACAACATCGAGAAGAAGGCGAAGGCCGGCGACGCCGAGGCGCAGAAGCGGCTGGCCCGCATCAACGAGCTGTCGGACCAGGCCTACAAGAAGAGGGGCCCCGAAGGCGACGCCATCCTGGCCGAGCGGAACCGGCTCCTGGCTGGCGACGAGTGGGTCGGCGCCGCGGAGCTGCGCGACGCCATCGCCGAGTCGAACCTGGCCGGCGCCATCTCGGTCGAGCAGGCCAAGGAGCTGAAGGCCCGCGTGGCCGAGGCCCTTGGCGAGGAGGGCGGCAAGGCCACCGACGAAGTGCTGCCGCCGCCGGGCGCTCGCGAGGGCGAGATGGCCCAGCTCCAGAACACGGCCTCCTGGCTGAAGGACGCCGAAGCCTGGATGCGGACGCAGGGCCACCACGAGGCCGACATCCAGGCCCGGCTGGGTGGCATGGAGGGCCAGCTCAAGCTGCTCCGGGTGCTCAACCTGGGGACGCTCAACCTCCGCGACGGCGCCCTGATGGACGCGGTCGCCGCCGAGGCTGGCCTTCCCCGCGGGGCTGGACTGAAGAACCCGGGCAAGAACCTGGGCGGCCCGCTGCGCGCCAATCAGGACGCCATCTACATCCACACCGTCGACTTCTCCGCGCAATGCGTGAAGCGGCTCGGCATGGCCGCGACCGCGAGCCATCTGGAGAAGCTGACCAACCAGGCACTCGGGCCCGAGGAGCGCATCGCCCTCACCGCGCTGTACCGCGAGGCCGGCCTCATGGCGGCCTGCCTGTACTGCTACGTCGAGGCTCCGCGCGCGAAGGCCAGCGAGTTCCTGAACAACGGGCTCCGCGCGGTCTTCGAGCGCGAGGCGCCGCTGCCCGAGGGGTGGAAGGGCGAGACGCTGGAGCTGGTGAAGAAGGCCCGCGCGGAGGCTGACGGGAGCGGCATCGAGCCGGGCGAGTTCTCGGTCGTCGGCTACATGGACCCCGAGCTGGAGCAGGGCGGCGAGCACAAGGGCCAGGCCGAGCTGAACCCCGCCATCCACGAGCTGATGCTCGCGATGCGCGGCGCCGCGAAGCCCAACCTCCCGAAACTCTATGAGGAGTACGTCTCCCAGGTCCTGAAGCTGAAGCCCGAGGAGGTCCAGCAGCTCAACGACTTCGCCGGCCTCCGCATCTTCAGCTCGTCCGACTTCCAGTCCGAGCACATCGTCGACGTCGTCCAGCTCGTCACGCACATGGAGCTGATTGGGCTGAAGAGCCACGCCTACACCAAGGTGGCCGACTTCGCCCTGATGGCCGGCGGGACCGGCACCAAGATTGGCACCTCGGTCTTCGCCCTCGCGGCAGGCCGGGTCGAGGAGCGCGACGGCCACATGGTCGTGCTCCAGGGCGCGGGCAAGGGCGCGACCGAGGTGGAGCTGAAGCGGTTCAAGGGCACGGGCGAGGCCGCCAAGAAGCGCGCCTTCGACTGGCTCGACGAGCACGAGCCCGAGGGCGGCTTCGCCCAGGACACCTTCCAGGGCATGGACTGGCAGGACGCGCAGTACCTGTCGGCCCGCTTCGATGACGTCGGCGGGATGTTCGTCTCGACGTCGTCCGCGCAGACGCGCTGGGCAATGAAGCAGCCCTGGATTCACCAGATCATCCCGTACCACGCGAGCGGCCTGCCGGCCGAGTACGCGCGCGCCTCGGGCTGGAAGGACTTCTCGCGCATCCAGAGCGAGCATTGGAAGGTCAAGCCGGCCGACGAGGTGACCGAGGTCGGGGCCGTCCACAAGCTCACCGTCGACGGCAAGGAGGCCGGCACCTACCCGACCGCCAGCGCGGCGAACGCGGAGGTCAAGCGCATCCGCGCCGAGCGGAAGGCGGCTGGCCAGCCCAAGCCGAAGGTGGCCCTGGAGTCCACGCCCGGCGAGGTCCGCGTCGTGCGGGACGGGGTCGAGCTGGGGCGCTTCGCCAGCAAGGGCGAGGCAAAGGAGGCAATGGACCCGCCGAAGGTGCGGATGCACGAGCTGGGGCTGGCCGAGGGCGAGGCTGCCGGCGGCGGCGCGCTGGCCGCGGTCGAGCGGTACGTCGCGCTCGTCGAGGCCCGGGGGCTCACGCCGGTCTTCGAGAAGTTCATGCGGAACGAGGACGGGTCGCTGAACCCCGACTTCCTCAAGCTCAAGAAGGACTACGCGCGCACCGACTCGCCCTTCCGCACGGTCAAGGCCTCGGGCCTCGACATGGCGCACGCCGACCGGCTCCTCGCTGCCTGGATGGCCGACCCGAAGCGCGGCAAGGCCGAGCCGAACATGGAGATGGCCGAGAAGCTCCTGGCCCTCATGGAGCATCGGAAGGTGCAGGGCAAGGACGCGGCGGGCGAGTGGAAGGTGCCCATCGGGCGCGAGGCCCTCGTCCACCAGCAGGCGAACAGCGACATCGTCAGCGGCGTGAAGAGCGGCCGGGTCGAGGTTGGCTCGGCGAAGCGGCCGGCCAAGCCGGACCCCCGCATCTCCGAGCCCCAGGTCGTGGCCTTCCTCGGCGACGCCCGCGGCGGGCGCATCGAGGTGAGCAGGCCGGCAGGCGTCCCGCCCAGGGTGGCTGCCGAGGGCGAGCTGGCGCAGGCCCCGCGGGCCGCCCGCTTCCAGAAGGCCGCCTTCGACGCGGTGCGTGCGGTGCTCAAGCCCGAGCTGCTGAAGGCCGACCGGCGCGCGCAGTACGAGGGCCAGTCCCGCTTCGCCGGCCATTGCGCTGGCGCCACCGACGCGCTCTCCGACCTTCTGGGCGGCCGCGCCAACGGCTGGACCCACATGGTCATCAAGCGGGAGTTCCTCGGCGGCGCGGACACCCACCACTTCCTGAAGAACGAGCTGACGGGCGAGGTCGTCGACCCGACCGCCGAGCAGTTCGAGGGCGGGGTCATCCCCTACGAGAAGGCCACCCGCTACGGGATGCCCCGCTCGTCGAAGCACACCGGCCCGACCAAGCTCTCGCAGGGCATCCTGTCCGAGGTGGCGCGGAACCGCGTCCTGGGCCAGGTCATCCGAGGCCGGGCGCGCGAGCTGCTTCGCGCCAGCGGCGCGCTGGAGCTGGAGGGCGAGCTGGCGCAGGAGGCGCGAGCCCTTCCCGTCCGAGGCGGCTCGGGGCCTAATGGGGAGATGGTCGTCCTCTCCCTCTTCGACGGACTCGGCGGGGCCCGCGTTGCGCTGAAGAAGCTCGGCGCGGACGTCAAGTATTACCGCTCCGAGCTGACCGGCAGCGAGCCCTTCATCAAGGGCGAGGACCGGCGCTTCCTCCGCGAGACGAATAAGATTCACGCCTCCAACTTCCCCGACTCGGTGAACCTTGGCGACGTCCGCGGCGTGAAGTCCGGCAGCGTCCCGCATCAGGTCGACCTCTTGGTCGGCGGGTCGCCCTGCCAAGACCTGTCGCCCCTGGCCGCCGTCAGGAAGGGCGGGCGCAAGGGCCTGGAGGGCGGGAAGAGCAGCCTGTTCTGGGAGTACGTTCGCGTCGTCAAGGAGACGAAGCCCAAGGACATCCTTTTCGAGAACGTCGGGAAGATGGCCGACGTCGACCGCGACATCATCACCGAGGCCCTCTCCGAGGCTCTCGGCCGGAAGGTCGAGCCGGTCAGGCTGGATGCGGCCGACTTCTCGTCGATGCGGCGCGACCGCTACTTCTGGACGACCATCCCGGTGGCCGAGCGGGCCAAGCTCGACATCCCCAGCTTCGGCGACATCCTCGACAAGCAGCCCGACCCGTCGCTCTACCTGTCGAAGACGGCCGAGGCCATGCTCGACCGGCCGGCTAAGGACGGCCGAACCCACGGGGAGCGACACACCATCGTGGCCGGCAAGCCCGGCGACCCGCACTACGAGCGGGCCACGACCATCACCAAGAATTTCCACAAGGGCGTCCCGAACAACTCCCTCGTCGACTCCACGGGGCGGCGCCGGTTCATCTCGCAGGGCGAGGCCGAGCGGGCCTTCGGTCTGCCCGAGGGCACGACCAGGGAGGCCAGCTACCGCGCCGCCCTGCACGCGATGGGCAACGGCTTCTCGGTGCCCGTCGTCGAGCATATCCTGAAGGGCGCGTTCACCTCTGAGGAGGGCTTCCTCGACCAGGCCAGCCTGGAGGGCGTGGCCATCAAGGAGGAGGGCGGGGTCCTGACGCTCAAGAACCCCGAGACGAACCTCTACCTTCTGTCCACCGTGAAGCCCGGTACCCGCATGATGGAGGCCAGCCTGCTCGGCCTCGACCGCTCGGGCCCGGCCGGCTCCAGCTCCTACGAGCGGGCCGTCGCCGCGGAGAAGGGCAAGGGCTACTCCAGCGCGTACTACCTTCGCCTGCTCGTCGAGGCTCGGGCCCGCGGCTACGGGGTCGAGTCCGACGTCTCTCGCACCCCAGCCACCGAGCGGATGTACAAGCGGCTCGGTGAGCTGGGCATCCCGTTCGAGAAGCGCGTCGACCCGGGGACCGACCTGTCCCGGTGGGTGCTCGACGCCGAGGTGCTCGGCACCATCGACCTTGAGGGCGCATGGCGCGACCTCCAGGCGAAGACCCGCGCCTCCCTTGGCGAGCTGCGCCAGCAGAAGCGCGGCACCATCCGCTTCCGGCTCGGGCCCACCGGCCGGCCGGTCGACTTCGACATCTCCGCACTGCGGGGCGACGCGAGCACGCTCGCGCACGAGACCGGGCACTGGCTCTCGTGGTCCCTTCATGAGGTGGCGATGGACCGCGGCGTGCCCGAGGGCGTCCGCGCCGACTACGCTCGCCTGCTGAAGTTCGCCGGCTTCGAGTCCCCCGAGGCGCGCGAGGCCGAGAACGCCGAGCGCACCATGCTCTCGAAGAAGAAGAGCCGGACGACCGAGGAGGACGCCCGCATCGAGCAGCTCTCCGCGAAGGAGGAGCGCATCTCTCATGCCTGGGAGCAGTACCTGGCCGAGGGCAAGGCCCCGAGCGGCGAGCTGAAGCCGGCCTTCTCGCGCTTCCGGCGCTGGATGACCGAGGTCTACGGCAACATCGACGCCATCAAGTCCCAGTACCGCGAGAACTACAAGCAGGAGCTGGAGCTGTCCGATGAGGTGCGCGGCGTGTTCGACCGGATGCTCGCGGTCGACAAGGTCATCGACGAGCAGCGCACCGAGGTCGAGAGCTTCGACTACTCGACCGTGCTGAACCTCACGCCCTCCGACCAGGCGAAGCTCGCCGAGCTGCGAGTCAAGCGGCAGGAGGAAGCGCGGGACCGGCTCGACTCGAAGGTCGTGAAGGACGACGGCCGCTCGGCCCGTGGCGAGCTGGGCGCCGAGCGCGAGCGCATCGAGCTGGAGGTGGAGCAGGAGCTGCGGGCGACCCCCGTCTACCTGGCCACCGAGTTCCTCGACAGCGGCTCGCTGCGGAACCCCGACACCGGCCGACTCTACACGCTGAAGGAGCTGCCCGACGCGCTGAAGGATGGCCAGGGCAAGGCCCTGAAGCTCAATGTGCGCGACGTCGCCGTCCTGCTGGGCGAGGCCGAGGCCGCGAAGATGGTCAAGGCCGGCCGGGCCGTGAAGGAGGGGGGCGTCAACCCCGACGAGCTGGCCCCCCTGCTCGGGTTCGACTCGGGCGAGGCTATGGTCCGCGCGGTCGCCTTCACCCTGCCCGTCGAGAGGGCCATCGCCAACGAGGCGACGAAGCGGTTCGAGCAGACCTACGGGCCGGCCCTGGCGAAGGACACCGAGGCCCTCTCGCAGCACGGCCGCGACGCCATGCACAACCCGGCCGACATCGAGGAGGCCCTGCACGTTCGCGACGTCATCGCGCGCGAGCTGGGCACCCCGGCCGAGAAGGGCGGGAAGCTCCCCCACAAGATTCTGAAGGCCAACGTGCGCCGCATCATCGAGGGCACCCGGCTGGAGGAACTGTCGGCGAAGACGTACCTCGTCTCCGAGCGCGAGGGCGCGAAGCGGGCCCACGAGCTGCTGGCCGAGGCGGCGCGCGCTGCCAAGAACGGCAAGGTCGAGGAGGCGAAGGGGCTCTACACCGAGGCCCTCCACGAGTGGGACGCGGTCGTCCTGGCCAAGATGCTCTGGGAGCGGGCCGACGCAATCACCAAGGAGATGGACCGCACCGAGGTCAAGATGAAGCGGCTGGAGCTGGTCGCCAGCTCGGCCAACCTGGGCAAGGCCAGCATCGGCTACAGCGACGCGGTCGACGCGGTCCTGAAGGCCACCGGCTTCCGCGACGGGCGCGGCCGCGGGGGCGCCATCGACGCTGCCCTGGCCTCCATGAAGGAGGACGGGGGCGAGGTCGTGGTCGGCGCCAACGGCCGGCTCGAAGCTGCCCTCTGGGACAGCGAGGCCATCCGCGAGCTGGTCGACCAGCCGCGCGCGTGGGAGTACCTGACCGTCGCCGAGGCCCGCAACGTGGCCGACGCGATGGAGAACATCCGGGTGACTGCCACCCGCAAGAACAAGGTCCGCGTCGGCGAGAAGGTCATGGACCGCCAGGACCTGTTCGACGCCACGTCCCTGTCCCTGGCGAAGACCTTCCCTGGCGAGGCGCGCGACCCCAAGGCCCTGGCGCTGTGGGGCAAGCTGAAGGAGGGCGGCCGGCGCATCCTCTCCTCGGTCGACGCCAACCTCACCGAGATGGAGGCCATCGCCGAGCGGCTGGCCGGCGGCGACCGGAACCACCCGGTCTGGAAGCTGCTCGTCGAGGAGCGGCTGAAGTGCCGCGACCGCGAGCTGGAGCTGTCGGCCCAGTTCGTCGACCGCATCGAGACCATCTGGAACGTCCTGCCCGAGAAGATGCGGAAGAGCATGGGCGACGTCATCGAGGGGCTGGAGGTCGAGCTGCCGATGCCCGACACGGGCGGCATCATCAACCCGAAGTCGAAGATGACCCGGTCCCAGCTCTGGATGATTGCCCTCAACCTGGGCAACGACGGGAACAGGCAGCGGCTCGTCGACGGCATGGGCTGGTCCGAGGCGAAGGTCATGGCCGCGCTGGAGAAGCACATGACGGCCGACGAGTGGCTCTGGGTCCAGGGCGTCTGGGACTCGCTGGCCACCCTCTACCCGCACATCGAGAAGGTCCACATCGCCGACCAGGGCCTGCGCCCTGCCGAGGTGGAGGCCGTGTCCTTCAAGGTCACGACCGCCGAGGGCTACGAGATGGAGCTGCGCGGCGGCTACTTCCCTGCCCGGTATGACCCGCGCGTCCCTGCCAAGGGGAACGTGAGCGAGCGCCAGGAGGCCGCGACGGTCGAGGCCATGCAGGGCCCCAACTACCGCAAGCCGAAGGTGCTCACCACGCACGCGCAGAAGCGCGCCCAGGAGTTCGAGGCCGTGGTCAACCTCGACTTCGGCCTGGTGCCGGCCCACGTCTCCCAGGTCATCCACGATGTGACCCACCGGCTCTACGTCAAGGAGGCCGCGTCGGTCGTGCTCCACCCTGACTTCAAGACGCTCGTCCGCGGGCGCATGGGCCCCGAGTACGAGAAGCAGTTTCCGGCCTGGCTGATGGCCGTGGCGTCCAGCAACGCCGACTCGGCCGCCGCCGCGATGGGGACCATGAACGCGGTGCTTTCGTGGTCGAAGAGCAGGGCCACCATGGCGGCCGTGGGCGCCAACATCGCCACGCCGCTGGCCGACCTGACCAACCCGCTCCTCCCGCTCATGGCGGGCGAGGTGTCGGCCCGGCACCTGGCCCGCGTCACCGCGAAGCTCGGCCGCAACTGGAACGAGTTCCGCACCTTCGCCCTGGAGAACAGCCCCGAGCTGCGCGCCCGCCTGAAGCACGGCAACAGCCTGGGCCTCGACATCGGGAAGATGCTCGACCACTCCTTCTCGCACGACATCGAGAAGTACGCCTACGCGATGATGGAGGCCAGCGACCGCGCCACCTCCACGCCGGTCTGGCTCGCGAAGTACTACCAGCTCATCGAGAAGGGCGTGCCCCACGCCGAGGCCGTGCGCGACTCGGACGCCCTGGTCCGCAAGTACTTCCCCTCCAGCGACCAGGCCTCGAAGGCCAATCTGCTGCGCGACAAGGGCTTCTGGGGCTCGGTCACCTTCCTGGCCGGCTTCGCCAACAAGCTCTACAACGTGAACCGCAGGACCATCACCAACGCTGCGGACGCATGGCGCGAGCCCGGCGCGACGAAGATGGACAAGGCCGAGGCCATCGGCACGGCGATGTTCGTGCTGGTGGGCCAGGCTGCGGTGCTCGGCGTGGCCGGCGACTTCATGTCGGGTCGCGGGCCGAAGAAGAAGGACGACGACGCGAAGGGCGTCGCGAAGTGGGCTGGCGAGCGCGTGCTTGCCACCATCCCCTACCAGCTCGGCCCTCTCGCCTCGGCCTTCAACCCGGGCGGGCGAGGCGGCCTGCCGGCGGGCTCCCTCCTGGGCAAGCTGCTCACCGAGGGCAAGAGTGCCTTCTTCGAGGACGGCCGGACGTCCCTCGACCCCCGCCACCACGGTCCCGCTGAGATTCTTGGCGCGCTGGGCGCGGGGCTCGTCTTCCAGGGCGCCGGCCTCAACCAGCTCACCAAGACCGGCCGCTACATCGACCGGAACATGAGCCGCGACTGGCGCGCCGGCCGCTACCGCTCCATCCCCTCGGGCCTCATCTTCGGAGACAAGGCGCAGACCGAGTCCGACAACCTCATCAACTGGGGGGAGTAGGCCATGCCCGTCATCAAGCTCACCTCGTACCAGCTCCTGACGGCCGACCTCGCCAGCGACCAGGCCCTGGCCATCCTCCGCAACGAGGCCGACCTGGCCGCCCAGGCTGCCGCCGCCGCAGCCCAGCTCACGGCCGGCGCGGCCCAGTCCACGGCCGATGCCGCCATCCCCAACGCGGCCGGCTCGGTGGGGTCCGGCAACATCGCGGACGGGGCCGTGTCGATGGGCAAGCTTGCCGTCGACGCCATCCGCACCAGCGACTACGCGGAGGACGGGAACGGCAACGCCACGTCCGGCGTGAAGATGTTTGCCGGGGCCAGCGGCGTCACGGCCCCGCTCCGCATCGCGCCGGGCGGCGCCCGAATCGGAAGCGTGAGCATGGACGAGCCCCTGGTCGCGTCGCTCAAGTCCATCGCTCGACTGGACTCGTCCGCGTCGAGGGTCTGGTATCGAGGGAACAACAACAAGGACGTGACTGGCGGCGCCCCCAACATCTCCGCGCTCTTCATCAGGGCGGCCCGCGAGAACCAGTCCTCTGGCCTGTTCGGCATCCAGCTCAGGCTCCAGCCGACCTCTCCAGACGACAACCTCGACGCCATGAGGTTCGTCAGGCTGGACGCCTACACGGGGACCACGGGCGGGGCAACCCTCAGTCAGACGCACTTCGTCCCAATCTCGGACCGGCTCTACAACAGCGCGACCGACAGCGACTCCTCCAACTACGCATACGCCACCTACCACTTCACCGATGGTCAGTACTCCCTGTTTACGGGGAGCGGGAACCGATTCTTCTTCCTGGCCCGGCTCTACAACGCCTACGGGGCATCTGCGTCGGCGTGGTTCTACCCCAGCAGCAACACCTGGGGCGCGGACCTTGGGCGGAGCCTGACCACTTGCCCCTTCTCGGGCGGCAGCTCGCCCGGCGGCGGGGGCGGCGGGGGCGGCGGGGGCGGCGGGGGCATCCGCGTCAACTAGGGAGACACATGGACTACACCCAACTGACGGCCGAGCTGGCGCGCGACGAGGGAGTGCGGCTCAAGCCCTACCGCTGCATGGCCGGCAAGCTCACCATCGGCATCGGCCGCAACCTCGACGACGTGGGCGTCTCGGCTCGCGAAGCCGAGGCCATGCTCCGGGCCGACATCGCGCGCACCGAAGAGGAGCTGGACAAGCTCATGCCCTGGTGGCGCCAGCTCGACGAGGTCCGGCAGCGCGTCGTGCTGAACATGGCCTTCAACATGGGGGCCGCCGAGGTCAGCCACTGGCGCAACTGGCACGCCCTCCTCCAGGCGCAGCAGTGGGGCGCCGCCGCCGACTCGATGCTTCAGACCCTGTGGGCGCGCCAGGTCGGGCCCCGCGCAACCCGCCTGGCCGCCATGGTGCGGACGGGCATCACCACCGGAGTGAATGCGTGACCATCCCCCTTCCCATGTTCCGCAACAGCCAGGGCGAGCCCGACTTCCTGATGACCAGCTCGGCGCTGGCTCTGGCTGTCGTACTCGGCAAGGCGCTGGCCAGCGGCGCCGTCGTCGGGGCCTACCAGTTCGGCACCCTCGACGCGGCGACCGCGGGCGCCATCCTGGCCCCCACCTTCGTGGCCTACACGGCCAAGCGCATCCAGCTCGGGAAGGAAACGGCCCCGTGAGCAGCGAGATGCTGTCGGCCGTGCGCGACCACATCCTCCTGATGGTCGCCATCGCGGTGGCCTACTGGTGGGCCACGCCCTACCTCGTCCGCAAGACCCTGGCGAACGGCGGGGGCGACATCATCAAGGGGCACATCCGCGCGGCCAACGCCGAGCAGTCCATCGAGACGGCCAAGGTCGTGGCCGCCGCCATCACCAACCACGAGGGCCGGGAATGGCAGCAGTACGGGGCGCTGGGGGAGGGCCAGACCCTGGTCCGCGAGAAGGTCGCCGACCTGGCCGCCCGGCTGGACGTCCACCTGGCCCGAGCGGGGTAGGGGGTGCCGCTCCTGTGGGACTGGGAGCCGACCGACCCTGACGAGGAGCTGCCCGAGCTGCCCTGGGCCTCGGGCGCCCAGCTCCTGCGGGCCTGGTTCCTGGCCCTCAAAGCGAAGGGCCCGGGGGGCAACCGCCCCCGGGCCCCTAGGCCCTCCAGAATCAAGCGGTAGGGCCCTTCCCCCGCCATTCCCAAGCCCTTCCCCGGCCACCTTGCCCTCTGGCACCCGCCAGGGGGCTTTTTCGTCCTCCAAACGGCCGATATTCGGTGCCCGTCGACCCAGTATGCAGGTTTTCCAGTCGTGCTTCTTAAACCGCTCGAACACCTCTCCTAGAAGGATTCCCTGCGTTTGCTGCTTTTCTATTCCCCAGCCCTTCCCAAGCGTCCCCTCCCGTGGTAGTGCTGTTCCCCAGCCGGTAGCCGCCGGCCCCAAGGAGGACACCATGAGCCACCTCGTCACGCTGCGCCTGGCCTACTGGCGCCAGGTCATCACCGACACCCCCTGCCCCGAGCCGCTCTGCGGCGCGAAGGAGGGCCAGGGCTGCGCCGGAAGCTGGGAGCCCGTCGTCCACCAGCGTCGGCTGCGCCTTGCCCTGGCCGTCCGCAACATCGCCGAGGCCGCTGGCCTGCCGGTCGACTGCCAGAGCATCGTCGAGGAGCAGGGCAAGCACGGGAAGGAGAGCTGACATGGCCTGGGTCACGGTCGAGGGCTGGGCGGGTCGGGTCTGGGTCGCGGACAACGGAAAGCGGACCTTCTACATCAGGCAGTATCGGGACGGCAAGCCGTGGGAGGTCTCGACGAAGTGCTCCCGGCTGCCGGGCGCGCTGAAGGAGCTGGACCGCTTCGAGAAGGACCCCGCCGGCTACCGGCCGCAGGGTGTCGGCGAGCAGCTCGTGCTCGACGAGCAGCTCATCACCCGCTACCGCGCCTGGTGCGAGGACACGGCCCGGCAGGACGGCAAGGAGCTGGACCCGCGGTGGCTCGACGCGAAGGAGCGGTACCTGGGCTGGTGGGCCGAGCAGCTCAAGGGCCGGCCGCTCGGCGCGGTGAAGCTCTCGCGCATCTTGGAGCTGCTCGTCGGCACGACCAGCCGGCGCGACCGCACCGTCTCCATCAAGCACCTCTACTCGTACCTGCGCCAGACCGACCAGCTCGCGGCCGCCGAGGACCCCACGCTCGACGCGCTGCCGGTGGCGCAGTCGAAGCCAGAGCAGGACTCGACGGGGGAGTCGAAGGTCATCCCCGAGGCCGACTTCCGCGCGGCGCTGCCGCACCTCGACCCGGTGTTCGCTGACGCCTGCTGGATGATGGCCGGCACGGGCTGCCACCTCTCCGAGGTCATCCGCTACATCAAGCTCGGCGTCTGCGAGGAGGGCCAGGTGCTCGGCTTCCGGCACAAGGGCGGCCACATCCACCGCGTGCGCGTCGCGCTGCCCACCTGGGAGGCGGCGAAGCGGCTCAAGGCGCAGGCCTGGGCGCCGAGCCGGAAGGCCTTCTACGATGCCATCAACAAGGCCTGCGGCGCGGCGAAGGTCGAGCCCTGGACGCCTGGCCGCTTCCGGCACACCTTCGCGACGACCGCCATCGCGTCCGGCGTCGACCCCGAGGCCGTGGCGCGCGCGCTGGGCCACAAGTGCTCGGCCACCACGCTGCGCTGGTACGCGACGACGGCCGTCGTCCAGGGCGCGCAGGGTGGGTACCTGTAGGCACTCGGACGTACCCAGGTCAGGCGACTGCGGCCCTTGTCCCTCCCGGGTACAAGGGCCGCTCCATTTCGGCATCCAGCCGGAATTGCATCGGAAGGAACCCCGTGAAGATCAAGCTCGCCCGCATCCGTGCCGCCCGCCGCGTCCAGCTCGTCGAGCGGGCCGCCGGCCCCGTGCTCGTGGTCGACTACCGGGGCCTGAAGCACACCTCCGACATGGTCGCGGTCTGGGACGAGCACATGGCCGTGCGCCAGCTCGTGGCGGCGCCGACCGTGGTGGACGCGCGCGGCGCGCGCTTCAACCGCCACTTCTTCGAGCACCTGGCCGCGCTGCCGCCGCCCGCGCTGCCGCCGGTTCGCGCCGCCTTCGTCGGAGTGGGGCCGAGGCTGGTCGCCAAGGCGAAGAAGGCCGGCCTCCCGTGGGGGAGCCGGCCTTCGTTCGCATCGCGCCTGCTGGCCTTCGACTGGGTGACCGGGCCGCTGCTGCTCCTGTTCGGCCTCGACTAGGCGAGCACCAGGCGCGCCAGCTTCCGCAGGGCCTTGGCCTTGACGACGAGCCGGCGCGCCTGCTTCTCCAGGGCCCGCGCCTCCTTGTTCGCCTGCGCCGGCAGGCCCAGCCGGCCCGCCTTCGCCATCTTCGCCTTCGCGGCGCGCGCCTTGGCCGCGTTGGCGCGGACGGCGACGAGCTGCTTGACGCTGAGGGTCCTCTTCATAGCCGCTCCTCCTTGACTGCGTGGCGCACTAGGCGCGGGCCACTGCGGTCGATGATGACCTCCTTCACCCCGGGCAGCCCGGCCAGGACGCGAGCGATGACGCCGCTGGCCTTCCGAAGCTCGGCCAGGTCGCCCGGCGACAGCGCGGCCCCATCGCCCTGCGGGCCCGACATGACGCCCTGCCTCGCGAGCTGGCGGGCCTGCCGCTGGATGCGGAAGAGCATCCCCACGCCCATCGGCGGGCCCTTGCTGCCGGTGAGCTTGCCGCTGATGAGAGCCGCCTGGCCCTCCTCGCCGGTCGCTGTCGGGTTCGACAGGAAGAAGTTCATCATTGCCTGCTGCCGCTGCTCGCTTTCGCGCCTGCTGACCTTTGCCATGTGCGTCCCCCTCCTTGACGCGAATCAATGGCACGGGTGCGATAGGCTGTCAACGTGCTGTCGGGGGCCTACCGGGCCAGGCGCCCCAGCGCGGACTCCACGTCGACGTAGTGCTCCACCTCGGCCAGCCAGTAGAAGATAGGGCAGTCGAGCGCCGGGTCCTTCCCTGGCGCAGCGCCGCCCACGACCATGACCCTGACGCCCAGGGCGATGGCCATGCCCAGCTCGACGTAGGCGCCGCGGGCGGCCGGGTCGTGGAGCAGGAGGAAGACCTCGGCCTCGGCCACGCCGCAGGCGTCGGCCAGGGCGCAGCCCCTGAAGTGGGCGTCGCGCACCGCGCTGGTCGCGCCGGCCATCTCGTCTTCGTGCGTCCAGTCGTGCGTGATGGTGTGCCCCATGGCGCGGAGCTGGGCCATCACGGCCTGGGCCTCGGCGCGCCGGCTCCACTTCGTCCCGACGTAGACCGCGCTCACGGGGCCTCCGAGAAGTGGCGGGTCAGCTCGGCCTGCGACGCCGGCCGGGGAACGGGCGGGACGCCCTCGACGATGACGCCGCAGCGGCCGAAGGTGGCCAGGTCGGCGCGCAGCGCGCGCTCCAGCTCCGTGGTCGTGAGGCGCAGCTCCTCCATCACGGAGCGGTGCAGGATGTCGGTCATCACGCCCTCCCGCTCGGCATGTCGCCGAAGATGGTCATGTGCATCAGGGCCCGGCGGGCCTGGAGGTCGCTCACCAGCTCCAGCTCGGGGCGAGGCGTGCGCCGGCCCAGCCAGAAGCCCAGGCAGAAGCACGCCGCGCCGAAGCACCAGCAGCTCACCACGAGGAGCCAGTTCACGCGGCCTCCGAGTCGGCGATGGTGTAGTGGCGCGGGTCCTTGCCGGCGGCCTTCGCCTTGAGGCTGGCGACGTGCGGCGTGAGGCCCGCGATGAAGGCGTCCATGTCGATGCTGGGCGGCCGGTCGTCGGTGAGCTTCCCGCAGGCCCGGGAGTCGACGATGATGTTGAGGCAGGCCAGGGCGTGCGCCAGGTGCGGCAGCCCGCTGTCGGAGTCCAGCTCCTGGCCGTTCTCCCACTTGGCGATGTGCCGCTTGAGGGCGTCGAGGTAGATGGAGGCGCGCACGCCGGCCTTGCGCCAGTTCCACTTGCCGTAGGACAGCGCGCCGGCCAGGTGGGCGAGCGACGCCAGGGCGATGGCCGTCTCGGGCACCAGGCTCATCGGCAGCTTCGTCGCGCCGATGGCGTCCTTCGGGTTCGTGTCCTTGGTCGGCTCGACGACCGGGCGGTCGGGGTCGGCCAGCTCGATGGCGGCCTCGAAGTCCGAGCAGAAGTCGTGGATGTTGCGCCAGGGGATCTTGTTCCCGGTCTTCGCGCAGACCACGCTGCTGCGGGGGGTGACCTTGCCCTTCAGCCTGCACTTCCGGCAGTCGTCGCTCACGGCTTCTCCTTCGGGTTGGTGGGGTTGCAGACGAACCGCTGGCGGCGGCCCGTGGTGTTGGAGTCCTTGATGGTGACGTCGAGCATGCGGACGACGGCCTCCCTGGCCGGCTCGACGGGGGGCGGCGGCGGCAGGCCACCCAGGATGGTGCGGGCGACGACGGCCGCGGTGACGGTGGCGGCGGCGAAGCCCCCGAAGAAGGTCAGGACGTAGCTCACGCCGCCACCTTCTGGGCCTGCCGGCGCTCGCGCCGCTTCTGGGCGCGCTCAGCGCGCTTCAGGGGCGAGAGGTTGGCGAGCCAGACCTTCGAGCGGGCCCGGCCCGACTGCTTCTTCAGGGCCGGCAGCTCGATGTCCTCGAAGCCGGCCACCTTGGTCAGCCGGACCAGGGTGGAGGCCACGGCCAGGGAGCGGCCGTCGAGCAGGGCCTCGACGCGCTCGCGCTCGGCCGCCGGCAGCCTGGCCATCCTGCGCTCCACCTCGGCGGCCTCCTCCTGAGCGATGAGCTGGTCCTCGGGACTGGCGACCAGGGGCGCGTCGCGGCCGGCGACGACCTCGCCCACGGTCACCTCCAGCCCGTTGCCGCTGGCGTCGAAGTTCATGCGGGTCGTCTCGTGGATGTCGCGGCCGCAGGAGCGGATGGAGACGCGCTGCACGGCCCGCTTCAGCCGGGGCCAGGCCAGGGTGACGAAGAGGCAGCCGCGGGACGGGTCGAAGGCGCGGGCGGCGCCGTCCAGGGCCAGCATGGCGTCGCTGTAGGCGTCGTCCCAGGCCGAGCTGGTGGGCGTCAGCCGCGTGAAGCGCCGGATGGCCTTGGGGATGAGGTCAAGGTGCGACGTGACGAGCTGCGCGTGGGTCATGGTCTTCCTGCGGGATGAGGTGAGCAGCGGGGGTTCGAGTGTTTTACAGCATGGCCCTGACAGGATGTTGATAGAAGATGTCGCAGTACCCTGCGTTAAGGCCGAACCAGCTCCTCGACGGCCAGGGCGTGGGCCTCGTGCTCCTCGGCCTTGGCCACGAGCTGGCGCGCCTGGTCCTCCTTCCCCTTCTCTCCCAGCGCGCGGGCCAGGCTGCGGTGCGAGCTGGCCTTCCGACGCAGCGCGGCAGCCTCCCGGTAGAGCTGCTCCCGCGTCTCGGGGTGCTCCAGGCGGGCCAGCTCGGCGGCGACGGCCGGCGGCAGCGGGTAGGCCGGCGCCGTGCAGTCGACGACCGGCACCCGGCCGGCCCGGCGCGCCGCCTCGACGACGGGGCCCTCGAAGGCGTCCCGCTTCCGCTGCCACTCGATGCGCTCTGCCCTGGTCATGCTGTCCCCCAAAAGAACGGGGCCCCGCCTCCCAGCAGGGCCCCGCGTGTGCTCGACCAGCGCATTTCCCTTCGCCCCGCGGCCGTCGAGCGCCACCGCGGAGCTGCCACCGGGCCCTTCTTGTGTGCGCGCCGGGACCGGGTAGGTGGCGCTTCAGGCTCTTCTCGGCTGCATCAGCTCCTCCCCTCGGGGCCGCCTACTGGATGGCCCCGTCGTCGTCGACGGTGAGGCCCGACAGCTCGATGATGGCCTTCGAGGCGGCCTGGACCTGGCTGTCGCCGAGCCAGATGCTCTTCAGGCGGGCCAGGGCGGGCTGCCCGTTGCGGACGGGCCGCTGGTGGGTGGCCCACTCGGTGGCGGCGTTGAGGGCGTCCCAGGCCGTGGCGCCGAAGGTGCCCGTGCCGGCGCCGAAGAGGCGCAGCAGCTCGACGCGGGCCTTCTCCGAGCGGGAGGTGACCTCGCCCGTCTCGTCGGCGGGGTAGAGCCGCTCGGCGACCTGGGCCATCTGAGCCGCCGCGAAGGAGGTGGCCAGCAGCCGCTGCGCGTTGGCCTCCACCAGCTCGAAGCGGCGCATCGACGCCTCGATGCCGTCGAGGATGTTGGCGGCCTCCAGCATCTGCTTGGCCGTGTGCCGGTAGGCGGCGGCCTGCATCCCGATGATGTGGGCGGCGCCGTTCGAGCACCAGCGGCGCATCAGGGTGTCGGCGAGCTGGAGGCGAGCCGTGCCGTCGAGGGTGTCGCGCCAGACGACCCGGCGCAGCAGGACGTCCTCGGTGCCGTTGGGGCCGGGCAGCACGATGGGCTTCGGGAGCTGCAGCTCGATGGCGCGGTGGAGGCCGCGGTCGAAGGTCGTCGCGCTGACGGCCTGGAGCTGGCCGTCGCGCAGCAGCTCGTCGAGCGGGCCGACGAAGGCCTGGACCTGGGCCGGCTCGTACCGCTTGCCGACGACGGAGATGGCCTCCTGGGTGTCGACGCGGACCACGACCTGGGCGGGGGCCTCGATGTACTCGGCGCCGTCGTTGACGCGGACGAGCGCCGGGCGCATCTCGACGGCGAAGGAGAAGTCGGGACCGGCGAGCTGGAGCAGCTCGGCGGCGCTGCGGGCGCCTCGGACGTCGATGCGGGAGTGGCTGTTGGGGCGGTTCATGGGGGCTGCGTCTCCTTCCGGCGTTGTGCCGTCGTTGTGCTCACTCTCTATCGCGTGGGCCTGACAGCCCCTGGAAACACCTTCGAGATACACCCGGCAGGGGCTGACGGGAAATCGCTGCGCCGCAGCACTTCGACCGTTCCCCCCTGCTTCCAAGACCAAAAGAAGAGGGCCTCTTTCGCACCCGAGCGGGTATCGAAAGAGGCCCCTTCACCGGCAGGCTGTTGACTGCGCGCCGCTACTGTGGCTGGCGATGTGGGTCGTCCGAGGTGCCGTGGTGCCACCACTTCGCCAGCGGGACGACAGCTCCGCACCGGCTGCACCGCACGCCGCGCTCGCCCGCGTGGTCGACGATGAGGCCGCCCTGCACCTCCACGTTGCGCCCCGAGCTGGCCAGCCGCTTCGGCTTGCGCGTCGAGCTGCCGCTCCTGATGCCGCCCCAGCGCGCCATGTCAGCGGTCCTTCATCACGGTGCGCCAGGTGTCGGCGCCCGGGTTGATGGTGGCCGGCGTGGCCGGGACCGACAGGAGGTAGCCGCGCTCGCACTTCGGGCACCCGTCCATGCGGCGCCGCTCGGCGATGCTGCGCTGCTCCTCGGAGCGTGCGCCGCAGCGGTCGCACTCGTAGCAGTAGGTCGGCATGGCTACCTCCACCTCCACTTCATCCACGCCCAGGCCAGGCCAGCGAAGAACAGGGTGCCCAGGAGGCTCCCGATGGCGAGCCCGGTGACGATGCGAGCGAGCTGCTCCACGGTGATGTCGACGACCTTGGTGTCCATGGCGCCCCCTACTCGCAGGCCGCCGCGAGGCGCGGGACGATGTCGCCGATGCAGAGGCCGGCGCGGAAGAGGTCCCACCCGTCGTTCAGGCAGTCGCGGTCGAGGATGACCGGCCTCATGTAGCCCGGCGTCTTCGTGGGCGCGTGGATGAGGATGGCGCCCTCGACCCGGATGTCCTTGGCCTCGGCCAGGAGCTGGCGGTAGCTGGCCATCTGCCCGACCTCCTTGGCGCCCACCATCGAGCCCGTCTTGTAGTCGAGCAGCCAGGGGTCGCCGGCCTTCACCTTGTACTCGGGGATGTCCCGCGGGAAGACCACGACCCCGTCCGGCGTGCCGCCGAAGTTGAAGGCCGCGGAGACGAGCGGCTCCTCGGCGAAGACGAGCTTGGGCTCGTGCTTCAGGTACCACTCGCGGATGGCCGCGTAGGTGGCCTGGAGCTTCTGCCAGTCCTCGTCGCTCACGCCCTCGGGCCGGTCGGTGTCGACCAGGGCGTTCGGGAGCTTCGTCTCGCACAGCTCGTGGACGAGCGTCCCGTGGTCCCCTGCCGACTGGCGGGTCTGGCGCCAGTCGCGCCCCTGGCGCGCCTCCTTGGCGGCCCAGGAGCAGAGGATGTCGCTGTCCATGGTGGCGACGTACTTCAGTACGCTGGTGGAGCCGGGCAGCTTCTTCCCGGCGGCGCTTCGGTACCCCATCATCGGTCGGGCCATCTAGTTCTCCTCGTTGGTCAGCGTGGTGCGGCGGGTGTTCCAAGAGAGGGTGGCGGCGACCTCGCGCGCGATGGCGGTTCGCACGCCGGCCAGGGCGAGGCGCGGGTCGTTGCTCCGGGTCGCCTCGACGCAGGCCATCATCGCGGTCTGGGTGAGCTGCTCGCGGTCTGCCGGCCCGAGCCCCTTCGAGCCCTTGGCCAGCCACCCCGAGATGAGCCTCCGGTGCTTGACGATGTAGGCGGCCACGGCCTGGTCCTCGGCCTTCGAGCTGCGCTCCAGGGCGACGACGTACTCGACGAGCCTCATGCTGCGTCCTCCTCGGAGGTCAGGATATCGAAGGCCTGCTGGAGGTCGGGCTCGCGGGCCACGGCCTCGGCAAGCGGGAGCTGGCGCCTGGCGTCCCAGGGGACATGGTCCCCGCGGAGCCGCGCCTCGCGCTCCAGGCCGACGTAGACCCAGGGCCTGGTGGCCAGCACGCCGCCGGCCACCTTGGTGCGCTCCCAGCTCGGCGCGTGGCGCTCCATCTCCTGCGGGAAGCGCCCGGTGCCGAGGGCCTGGAGGCCGCTCGTCTTGCAGAAGGCGCGGTAGGTCGCGTAGACGGCCGAGACGCCGGCCATCTCGGGGCGGCCCGGGATGTCGAGGTGGTTGTAGGCGGGCAGGCCCCGCTCGTGCTCGGCCACGTTGGCCAGCCACACCGCGTCGAGGGAGCTGGCCTTCACCGCGTCGACGAACTGCTCGACCGAGCCGCGGGACGCCTCGACCGCAGCGGTGCGCGCCAGGTTCGAGTAGACCTTCATGGCCAGAGCCGGGTCGACGGTCAGCGTGGCCAGGTGCCAGGCGAAGCCCGCCAGCTCCTCGCGCCCAGCCTGCGACCACTCGTTGGTCGTGAGGTTGAAGAGCGAGTTCATGCGGGCCGTGTACTCGGCGGCCGGCTTCTCCATCTGCTTGAAGAGGACCCAGCGCGTGTCGGCCTCGCCCTCCAGGGTGACGGGCAGCGTCTGGTTCGACGTCGCCATCATCTTGATGCGGTTCGTCACCGGGAACGCGGCGGCGCCCTTGGCCTCGTGCATGAGGCGCGGCTCGCCGGTCAGGTACTTCAGCGTCGAGGTCGCGTGCGCCACCTCGCCGGCCTCGATTTCGCCGACCGTCAGGAAGAGCTTGGTGACGAAGTGGCTGGTGAAGCGGCCGCTCACGTCCTCGTTGCGGACGGTGGCGCAGTTCTCCTCGCCCATCATCTCGGTCATGGCGCGAGCGATGAGCGACTTGCCCGTGCGCTGCGAGCCGTAGAAGACGGGCACCGTGCGGAGCATCCGAGCTGGGTTCTGGGCAGCGAAGGCCAGCCAGTTCAGCAGCCAGGCCTTCCCCTCGGGGTCGCCGGCCGTCAGGAAGCCGAGCACCTCATCGAGCACCGGGAACGTGGCCGGCGCCGGCACGACGCGCGAGGGCTTGTAGTTGTTGAGCACGAGGTCGCCGTGCTCGTCGCGGAAGCTCGCCGGCTGGGCCGGGTCGCAGTCGACGCGCGCCGCGATGGGGATGGCCCAGTTCTTCAGGGCGCTGCGGGCAGCGTTCGCCGTCATGCCGGCAGCCACCAGGGTGCCCACCGCGGCCTTGTCGTTCATCGGGTTGGCGAGCTGCCATGTTCCGTTTCGTCGGTCGCGCGCCACATAGGCCTGCATGGCCTGGACGTAGGCCAGCGGCGCGGTGGCGGGGTTCGGGCCTGGCCGGACGGGCGCCTCGGCCTCCTCGGGCTCGTCGGCGGCGGGCTGCGCGGCCTCGGGCGTGAAGGCGGGCAGAGCCGGGAAGGTCTGGACGTCGTGCTGGCGGTCCAGGCCGGCGCCGAGCTGGGCCTCACTGTTCTGGATGGCGCGGCGCAGCTCGTACTCGGTCCAGGGCGGGGTGGCCAGGCGCTGGGACCACTCGTTCAGGGCCTCGTAGGCCTCGTCCTCGCCGCGCGACATCTCCTTCGCGTGGAAGGCGGCGGCCATCATCACCGCGTTGCCGCCCGCGCCCTGGATGCTGGGCTCGTTCAGCGTGGCCATGTAGCGTGCGCGCCGCTCGGACTCGAAGGCCACGTTCTGCGGCAGCTCGATAGTGACGAGCCCGGCCGGGCGCGCCTTCTCCAGGGCCGCCGCGTTGTGCTGGCTGACCATGGAGTCGAGGAAGTCGGGCTGGGCGGCCGGCTGGGCCAGCAGCTCCAGCCAGGGCGCGGGGAGGTCGGCCATCACGTCGGGGCAGCCCTGCGCCCAGACGTAGGAGATGCCGTCGAGCACGGTGGGCGGGAGCACGACCTGGCCGCCCTGGCCGCGGACGTCGATGGCCGGGCCCACCTTGGCCACGCTGTTCTTGATGACCACGCCGGCCGGGATGCGGAAGAAGCGATGCTGGCCGCCCGAGGGCGTGCAGCTCGTGAGCGTCGGGGGGAGCCAGGGCAGCGCGTTCAGCGAGTCGATGCCGCGGGCGTCCGGCTTGACGTCGAGGTCGATGACGATGAAGCCCTCGCCGGTCACCGTGCCGATGCCGTGCCCCGTGCTGGCCGCCAGGAAGGCGCGCTCGACCTCGATGCGGCTGCGGCCGACCTGGCCCTGCCAGCCCGAGTCGACGGGCAGCTTGCTGTTCGGGCGCTCGACGATGGGGTGGAACCCGAGCGCGTGAAGGCGCGCTGCCTCGGCAACGTGGCTCACGAGAGGTCCCCGACCAGCGTGGTGAGGAAGGCCAGGAGCTGCGGCCCGTACTGCTCGTCGCACGCCTGGCCGAGGCTCCCCTGGGTCAGCTCGTGCATCAGGGACGCGATGGTCACGCGCACCGGGGACCACGAGTCCTCCAGCCCGTAGCAGGAGCAATGGCTGGCCTCGACCGTGAAGAGGCCGGCCTCGTCGCGGCAGAGGACGAAGGCCTTGCCGCAGTAGTCGCCGTCACCGTAGACCGCGAAGAGGACGATGGAGTCCTCGGGCTGCTCGATGTGGAAGTCGCGGAAGACGTCGGCCGCGGTGCGCCAGCGGCCCATGAAGATGGGGGTCACGGTTGCTCCTGAAGATGGTGGGGATGGGGCCCTACAGCGCGTGCTTGCGTGTCGCCTGGTCCGAGATGCGCGCCCCCTCGGCCGGCTGCCTCCCGCCCCCGCGGTTAGCTGTCCTTCAGGCCCTCGACGCCGACGCTGAACGTCTTGAACTGGCGCGCCTTGCCGTCGCCGCCGACCTTCGGCGGGAGCAGCTTCTTGCTCTCGAAGGTGAGCTGGAAGCGGGTCTGGCCGAGGACGATGCTCTCCTCGACCTTCTTGACCTTGGCGGCCGCGTCGAACGGGAGGGGCACGTTGTGCTTCTGGCCGTCCTCGTCCACGCCGATGAAGAAGTTGTCCTTCGAGCCGAACTGGTTGGGCTTGTCCCAGACCGGCATCTCGGTGACGGTGACGGTGATGCTGTCGCCGACCGACTTCCACTTGAAGAAGTTGAGGTTGTTGTCGCGCTCGACGGTCTGCATGGCCATGGTTCTTTGCCCTCCTGGGGCGGTTCGTGTGCCTGGTTCTAGGCCCTGGGCCTGACAGGACATTGACAGGATTTCGGCATAGGAGTAGCGTGTGGGTCAGCAGCTCACCCAAAGGAGCACGACATGGCCGCCACCGCAGTCACCCGCGTCTTCCTCGCCGATGGCTCGCCCCTCGGGCACCTCGAAGGCTTCCACGACCCGCGCTGGCTGAAGAGCAACGACGTCTTCGGCCTCGACGGCATCCGGCTCCCCTGGAACACCAAGCTGCCCGAGGGGCTGGTCTTCGAGCAGCTCCCGCCCGGCGGCAAGGTCGCCAAGGGGCTGCGCGCGATGACGAAGGCGGCCTACGAGGCAAAGGAGGCCCGCGAGCGCGTCGTCAGGAACGCCACCCTCAACGCCGCCACCGCGAAGGTCTACGAGGCCCTGGCGGCCGCCGGCCTCGCGCCGGGCCGGGTCGGGGGCTACGGGCACGGCTCGATGAGCATCAGCGTCGATGGCGTCAGCGTCTCCATCGGCCTCACGGCCCACTTCCACGAGTAGCAGCTCACCCCAACGTCTCGAAGGGAGGTGACCAACATGGACAAGCCCCAGCGCATCCCCGGCGTGATGTCGACCGACGACATCTGCCGGACCATCATCCTGGCCCTCAGCTCGCCGCTCTACATGGCGAGCCGGCCCAGCCGGGAGCACGTTCTCCAGCTCGCTCGCGAGCACGGCATCACCGCGGAGCAGCTCCTGCTCTGCCGTATGCCGTAGCAGCACGCAGCTCGAAGCACCGAAGGGCCCCCAGGACATCGGGGGCCCTTCGTCGTTCACGGCATGAGCCGCCAGAAGTACCAATGCCGGTAGCGGTCCTCCCACGGCAGCGCGTGCGAGGCGGCGGGGTTCAGCTCCTGCATCTGCTCGCGCTTCCAGAGCTGGATGTCGACCTGGGGGCCCATGCCGAACCCGCACGAGTCCTTCAGGAGGAAGTAGGAGCCCTGGTTCAGCGTCATCCTGGCCGTGCGGTAGGTGGGGCCTACGAAGCCGGCCGGGCAGCCAGGCCAGGCGCACGGCAGCGGGTCGCCGTCGAGGTTCACCTGTCGCTGGTGCTTGCAGTCGTCGTGGCGGTAGGCCATCAGAAGGTCCCCATGAGCTGGAGCCGGACAGAGGGCTCGGTGTCTGCTGCGATGCCGAGCCAGAAGGGCCCAGCGACTCGGTAGGCGAGCTGGCCCCCGTAGCGGAGGGCCAGGCTCGGGCTGGCGCCCACGCTGGCGCCCAGGAGCCACCTGGGCTGCGACGTCGTGATGGTGGCCGAGTGGAGCTGCTCCTCGACCTTGCCCTGGCCGTCCTGCACGCGGTCGGTGACCACGGGGCCGCGCTCGACGGTGCGGACCACGATGCGCTCGGGCCCGGCTGGTCCTGGGATGGTGCGCGTCACGACCTGAACGCGGACGGGTCCCTCGACCTTCTTCTCGACGACGCGCTCGCGGTACTCGACTCGGTCGCGGTACTCGACCTTCGTCTCGACGCGGGCTGCCTGCGAGGCCGTGTAGCGCCCCGCCGCGAAGGCCCCGGCACAGAGGGCCAGCGCGGCGAGGGCTAGGAGGACCAGGCGCTTCAGGCCTTCAGCCACGTCTTCACCATGACGTAGGCCGTGCAGGCGCCCACCAGGGCGGCGTTGTTGTCGCCCCACTGCTTCTTGGCCTCCATGGAGCAGCCGTCGCAGGCCTTGTCGACCTTCTGCGCGACCAAGGCCAGCTTGGCCTTGGAGTCGTCGAGGGCCTTCTGCATCTCGGCCCGCTCGTTGACCAGCTCGTCGACCTTGTCGCTCAGCTCCTCGCTGGCGTTCTCGGCCTCGACCAGTTCGCTCTCGGTCTCGGCCAGCTCCGAGCGCAGGGAGGCCAGCTCGGCGCGCAGCTCGGTCAGCAGGGCCTCGCCCTTGGCGGCGCGGCGCTCCAGCTCGGTCATGGCCTCGTGCGCGGCCTGGAAGAGCTGGCCGTGGGTGAACTGCACGACGGGCGGCGGCGCGTGCCGGAAGCGGCTCAGGAAGTGCTGACCCTCCTCGCCGCTGTCGCGCTTCACGGTGACGAGCCGGTCCAGCTCGTAGTGGCCGGCCGCGGGCCGGGGCTCGATGGCCAGGACCTCGTACTCCTTGCCCTTGGTCAGGCCCCAGTTCGGCTCGCAGACCGTGAGCTTGTCGCCGACCTTGGTGTTGATGAGCTGCTGCTTGGTCTTCTCGTCGATCATCGCGTGCCCTCCTTGGGCGTGTGGTAGCGGGAACGGCAGGGACTGCATTGCGGCACGTTGCGGACCTCGCAGCGGCCGCGCTTCATGCGTCGGAACGTGGTGGGGAAGAGCAGGCCGCACCGCGAGCAGACGGTGAGCAGCGAGCCCTTCGGCGTGAGGTACTGGTGCTTCAGGACGATGACGTCGCCCAGGCTGTAGGCCCCGTGGTTCACGACCGTCCTGATGGTCGTGTCGGGCTCCAGGCTGGGGCGGGTGGGTGCGGTGATGGTGACCGACAGCGGCATCAGGCGGCTCCTTTGGGCTTGTGCGGCAGCTCGCCCTCGAACGGGCGAAGGACGTTGAAGGGGCAGACGCGCATCGAGCAGGCGTCGCAGCGCATGGGGCGCAGGTCGCAGGCGAGCGGGACCAGGGGGAACTGGGCGTTCGGCTGTTGGGCCGGTGGGACGAGGCGAAGGTGGGTCATGCGGCCTCGCACAGCTCGGGCTCGAAGTGGGCCTGGTAGCGGTCGACGTAGCGGGCCGTGGCGCGGAGGTCGCGCGAGCTGTCGCGGCAGAGGCCGATGGCCGTGTTGTGCTGGGGGCAGACGATGCCGCGGTGGCCCGAGGGGTCGTGCGCGTGCTTGTCGTGGTCGTGGTCGAGGCAGGTGGGCTCGCGCTCGCAGCCATCGATGGCGCAGCGGTGGCCCTGCGCGGCGAGCTTGGCCTCCCAGTCCGCGGGCGTCAGGCCGAAGCGGGTGCTGAGAGTCCAGACCTGGCGGCGGGTCCAGCCCGGCCAGGCGGGATGCTCCAGCTTCGCGGCGGCCCGGTTCCTGGCGCGGGCGTTTGGCCTGCCCTGGGCGGCCAGCACGCGGCGGGAGCAAGTCCAGCCCGGTGGGGTGCGGTACAGGCGCGCCCCCGGCCCGCACACCGAGCAGTTCCCGGTCGCCGAGCCATCAGGCGCGACCTTGGCGTCGCTGATGCGGTGGCGTGGCGCCTTGGCTGGCGCGGGCTGGATGGCCAGGCTCATGTGCCTGGTTTTAGGCCCCGGGCCTGACTTGCCGGCAGGCTCTCGGCACACAATCGACAGGACCAAGGCGTCCGATGCCTTGGTCCCCTGTTTTGCGCCTGAATCGAGGGGTAGGACCAAGGGGACCTATCGCGACTAACCCGAGGCTCCCTACCGCCAGAAAAACTATACGGAGAAGCTGAACCGAAAAAAATACGGCAGCCCCTCCCTTCTCTTCTTTTCTTTAAAGGAAATGGTACTACCTTGGTCCAGTTGGTCCTGTGTTGGTCCCCTACCATCGGCGGCCCACCCGACCGCGAGCCTGGCCATCCCTCAGCAGGAAATCGGCAGCGGCTCACACGAAAGTTCTGTGCCACTCCTGCTTGTAGATGTGAGGGGTGCGGCGCCGCCGACCCGGGTCGCGAGCCCACCTCCCAGGCCATCGCTAGAGCTGGGAAGCCGCGCCGCCCCCTCGTCTACTTGCCTGGGAGGCGTGATGTGCGACGGGTGCAGCGGTGAAGGTGGCGAGGAGGCTGGCCTGTCCGAGGCGGCCTACGAGGCGGGGCTCGAAGAGGGCTTCGACTCGGGCCACGCGCAGGGCTTCGCTGATGGCTTCGCGGACGGCTTCTCCCGCGGGTTCAGCGACGGCATCAAGTTCAAGGCGGGCCACATCGTGGTGCCGCTCCACAGCCAGCCGGCTGCCGCAGCCTAGGCAATCGGCTCTCACGCGCGCCGCGCCACCTGCTTCTCGGGTTGGGCGGCGTCTGGCTTGAGAGGGTGCGAGTCACAGCGCACCCAGTCAGCCAGGCAGGGCAGCATGGGAACGGCTTGGGAACAGCACACAGCACACTCAATGATGTCATGTGCTTAGGCTGCTGGATGCACGACTGTGAGCCGTGTGATGTGCAGGGCAGGGCAGTCAGGCATGGATTGTCTCACCCATAGGTAGTGTACCCCCCTACCTTTTCGTGACGCTTTCCTCGACCCCCCCCCGGCACCCCCAGAACCGGCCAGCACTCGCCCTAGACCTCGACGCGGACAAATTCTGCGTCCAAACGGAACTTCACCCACAGTCAACTTGACGACCCGCTCCCAGACCCTCGCCGCCGCGCGCACCATCAGCTCGAACGACGAGTTCGTCGCCGCCCTGCGCGCCCGCCACCCCGAGGCCCTGGCGCAGCTCGACCGCATCATGTCGGGGGACGTCCACCGCAACGACTCGGCCATCCTCCAGGCCATCAAGCTGCAGTTCTCCTTCGCCGAGCCGGCGCCGAAGCAAGTCATCGAGCACCAGGGCTCCGTGGGCATCTCGGTCATCGACCCCTACGCGGAAGGCCCCGAGCAGCTCGCGGGCCCCGTGGTCGAGGCCCTGCCGGCCGCCGCGCCAGTCGTCGCCCTGCCGCCGCGCCGCCGCCGTCCTGCCGTCGTTCCTGCCACGCCGCCCTCGGGAGGGGGCACCCCATGAGCGTCAGCTCGTCCCTGAAGCGCCAGCTCGACGACTTCGAGCGCCCGGCCCGCCCGGCCCTCGGCACGACCGGCCAGCCCAAGGGCCCGGCCCGCCAGCTCCCCTACGCGCAGCGCCTGCGCCTGGCCCGCCTCCAGCTCGCCGCCGCCGGCCACGCCCAGCTCGACGCGGAGCTTGCCGACGCGCAGGCCTCCCGGTCCACGACCCTGCGCCGCGCCGCCCTGGCCTTCCTGCTGGCGGTCGGCTTCGCCCTCGCCCTGGCGGTCGCCTTCGCGTGAGCGTCCCCGGCTCCATCCTCCTCGGCATCGACGGCGGCCTCGCCCACATGGGCCTGGCCGTCGCTGTCGTTGGCAAGGACAAGCCGACCATCATCTGGTCCGGCGTCATTGAGACGGTGAAGCAGTCCGAGGGCACCGCGGCCGCGGACAACGTCCGGCGCGCCCGCATCATCTGGGACGGCCTCGACGGCGTCGTGCGCCTGCACAAGCCGGTGGCCCGCATCGTGGCCGAGGCCATGAGCCACCCGCGCGACGCGCGCGCGGCCGCGATGCTCTCGATGAGCTGGGGCGTCGTCTCCGCGGTGGCGGCCCAGCACGGCCTGGTCGTCGACGCCGCGTCGCCCATGACGCTGAAGCGCCGGCTCACCGGCAACCAGACGGCCAAGAAGGACGAGATGATTCAGGCCGTCCGCGACCAGTACCCCGAGGTCAAGTGGATGCCGCGCCGCGACCTCCACGAGCACCAGGCCGACGCGGTCGCCGCGGTCCACGCCTTCACCTGGGGCATGGAGGTGCCGGCGTGAGGCGCCCCCACTTCCAGTTCGACCGGACCCCGCTGGAGCTGGCCGGCTTCGGCGCCCACGCCCACCTCATCGCGGAGGCCTGCCGTCCAGTCGGCTTCTACGTCGCCATCTACCTCGGGCCGTTCGTCTTCATGGCCTCGTGGAGCTGGCGTTGAGCAAGCCCGTCTCCCTCGGCTACCGGCCGCGCAAGTGGCAGGCGCGCGTCCACAAGGAGCGCAAGCGGTTCAGCGTGCTGGTGCTCCATCGCCGCGCGGGCAAGACGGTCTTCTCCATCTGGGAGCTGCTGCTCGGCGACCCGGCCCGCGGCCTGAAGGGCGCCCTCTCCACGCCGGACGGGCGCTTCGCCTACGTCGCCCCCTACTACTCGCAGGCCAAGGCCGTGGCCTGGGACGTGCTGAAGAAGGCGTGCCTGGCCATCCCCGGCACGGTCGTGCGCGAGAGCGAGCTGAAGGTGGAGCTGCCGAACGGCGCGACCATCCGGCTCTTCGGCGCCGACAACGCCAACGCGCTCCGCGGCCTCGGCTTCGACGGCATCGTCGTGGACGAGGTGGCCGACATCGAGCCCGGCGTCTGGGGCGAGGTCATCCGGCCGGCCCTCTCCGACCGCATCGGCTGGGCCCTGTTCATCGGAACGGCGAAGGGCATCAACCTCTTCAGCGAGCTGTACTACCGGGCCGTCCGCGACCCCGACTGGTACGCGGTGAGCCTCAACGTCTACGAGACGCAGGCCCTGCCCGCGTCCGAGATTGAGGCTGCCCGGCGCGAGATGTCCCCGTCGCAGTTCGACGCGGAGATGATGTGCGTCTTCTCGGCCGGCGGCGTCGACATCCTCATCCCCGCCGAGCGCGTGGAGGAGGCGGGCCGCCGCGTCCTGGCCGAGCGCGAGTACCGCTGGGCTGGCAAGGCCCTCGGGGTCGACCCGGCGCGCTTCGGCGACGACGCCACCGCGCTCATTATCCGGCAGGGCCCGGTGGCCTTCGCGCTCGCGGAGTACCGCGGGCTCGACACCATGGAGGTGGCCGACCTGGCCATCTCCTTCGCCCAGGAGCACTCGGTCGACACGACCTTCGTCGACGAGGGCGGCCTGGGGGCCGGCGTCGTGGACCGCATGCGCCAGCTCGGGCACGGACCCGTTGCCGTGAACTTCGGCACCCGCTCGCCCATCGCGAAGTACGCCAACACGCGCGCCCGGCTCTGGGGCGAGATGGCCGAGTGGCTGAAGACGGGCTGCATCCCCGACAGCCTCCAGCTCAAGACCGACCTGTCGGCGCCGACGTTCAAGTTCGACATCCAGCAGCGCATCGTGCTGGAGAGCAAGGCCGACATGAAGAAGCGCGGGATGGCCAGCCCCGACCGCGCCGACGCCCTGGCCCTCACCTTCTACTCCCCCATCCCCGCGCGCGAAGAGCTGGACGGCATCAGTCTCCCCCGCCGCACCGATTCGCACCGCTGCCACGGGGCCGAGTACGAGCCCTTCGCGGTCGAGGAGTCCTGACCATGTGTACCGCCCCCAGCGCGGCGAAGCGGGCCGCGCAGTTCCGAGAGCAAGTCGACGCGAAGCGGGCCGAGGACGAGGCCAAGCGGCTCCTCATCGAGAAGGACAAGGCCACCGACGTGATGAGCGCGGAGGCCATCGCGGCCAGGCAGCACCAGGCACAGCAGACCCGTTCGCTCGACGGCATGCGGTCGACCTACCTCACCTCGACTCGCGGCCTGGAGGGCGTGCAGGGCGCCGGCCTGAAGGGCCCGCCCCCGCTCGGCGCCGACCTCCCCATCATCGCGACCTCGGACGCCACCCCCGAGGCACAGAAGAAGGCCGAGGAGGAGACGAAGCGCAACGCCGCCCGTGCGGGCGCCGGCATCAGGGACCGCAACAACAGTGTCTCCGTGAGGCTCAATTGATCCCCGCCCCGCCCGTCAACCGGCTCCCGCGCATCCCGCGCAAGCAGCGTCTGCTCCAGCGGTACGAGGCCCTGAAGTCCGAGCGCAGCCCGTGGGTCGCGGTCTGGAAGCAGCAGGCCGACTACGTCCTGCCGCGCCGCTTCCGCGACCAGGCCAGCCAGCGGAACAAGCCGGCGACGAACGAGAAGCTCATCAACAACACCCCGACGCAGGCCGCGCGCACGCTGGCCTCCGGGCTGATGTCCGGCCTCACCTCGCCGGCCAGGCCGTGGTTCCGGCTCGGCGTGCCCGACTACCAGGGCGGCCGCACGGGCGCGGTGAAGAAGTGGCTCGACGACGTCGAGAACGTCCTGAAGGAAGTGCTCATTCGGTCCAACGTCTACAACGGGCTGGCGCACATCTTCGGTGACCTGGGCGTCTTCTGCACCGCGGCCATGCTCATCGAGGAGGACGACAAGGAGGTCGTCCGCTCCTACGTCCTGCCGCTCGGCAGCTTCGTTCTGGCCTGCTCGGCGCGCGGCCAGGTCGACACCATGATTCGCGAGGTGCCGATGACCGTGGGCCAGGTCGTCGAGCAGTTCGGCCTCGAGTCCTGTTCACTGCCAGTGCGGGACCTCTACAACCGCGGCCAGCTCGACACCGTCGTCGAGGTCATCCACTCCATCGAGCCCAACCCGAACCACGTCCCGGGCTCGCCGGCCGCGCGCTGCATGGCCTGGTGCTCGCTCTGGTTCGAGTACCGCTCCAACGCGCAGGACGACAAGTTCCTGCGGGTGGCCGGCTTCCATGAGTTCCCGGTCATGGCGCCGCGGTGGAACGTCACCGGCACCGACACCTACGGCACCGGCCCCGGCTTCGATGCGCTTGGCGATGCGAAGGCCCTCCAGCTTCTGGAGCGCCGCAAGGCCATGGTCATCGACCGCATCACGAACCCGCCGATGGTCGCACCCTCCGCGCTGAAGGCGGGCCGGCCGTCGCTGCTCCCGGGCGACGTCACCTACCTCGACCGCGTCGCTGGGGGCCAGGGCTTCGAGCCCGCCATCACCATCAACCCCCAGGCCATCGGCGCCATCGACGAGGTCATCCGGCAGCACGAGGACCGGGTCAACCGGGCCTTCTACGCGGACCTCTGGCTCGCCCTCTCGATGGACGACCGGAACCAGCGCGCCACCGCGCGCGAGGTTGCCGAGCGCCACGAGGAGAAGCTCATCGCGCTGGGTCCGACGCTGGAGCGGCTCCACGACGAGCTGCTCGACAAGCTCATCGAGCGCGTCTTCAACATCTGCCTGCGTCGCGGCCTGCTGCCGGCCCCGCCCCAGGAGCTGCAGGGCCAGACCATCCGGGTCGAGTACATCTCGGTGATGGCGGCGGCCCAGCGGCTGCTCGGCGTCTCCGCGGTGGAGCGGCTCGCCAGCTTCATCGGCAACCTGGCCGGCGCGAAGCCCGAGGCCCTGGACAAGCTTAACGTCGACCAGCTCGTCGAGGACTACGCGGAGATGCTGGGCACCTCGCCGGACCTCCTCTTCAGCAAGGACGAGGTCTCGGAGATGCGGGCCCAGAAGGCCGCCGCGCAGCAGAAGGCCCAGGAGCAGCAGCTCGCGCTCCAGCAGGGCCCCGAGATGGCCAAGTCGGCCGAGCTGCTCTCCCGCACCGATGTCGGCGGGACCAGCGCGCTGAACCGGCTCCTGGCCGCGCAGGGTGGCGGCGGGCCGCTGACCGGCGGGAGCGGGCTCCCCGTCGCCGCATGAGCCGCCGCGCCGGCAGCCTGGCCAACCGGGCCTCGCAGGGCATCCTGCAGAACCGCGAGCTGCTCGTCGCCGAGCGGGCCAAGAACGACCTGGCCGCGGTGATGTCCACGGCCGAGGGCCGGCGCTTCGTCTGGGCCCTCATCGAGCACGCCGGGGTCTACGGGCCCAGCTACGCGAGCGAGGCCCTGGCCACGGCCTACAACGAGGGCCGCCGGTCCATCGGCATCGGCCTCCAGGCCCGGTGCCAGGCCGACGTCCCCGACCTCTACGTCACGGCCCTGAAGGAGCAGCTCACCGAGCTGCGGGCCGAGGCCATTACCCGACACGCCGCCGCCGAGGCGGCCCCCGAGGAGCTTGACCAATGAGTGAAGTCGCTGCCCCAGCCGCCCCCGCCGCCGCGCCGGCCCCTGCCCCCGCGGCCGCGCCGCCGCCCGCGCCTGCGCCCGCCGCCGCGCCGGCCCCTGCCCCCGTGGAGTCCCTCATCCCGACCGAGGCGCCGCCGCCCGTCGAGGTGCCGGTCGAGGTGACCCTGCCCGAGGGCGTGGCCCCCGACGACCAGCTCCTGGCCAGCTTCAAGCCGCTCGCCAAGGAGCTGTCCCTCGACTCGGCCAAGGCCCAGAAGCTCGTCGACCTCTACGCGGGCGCGCTCAAGGCCCACGCCGACAAGAGTTCCGCAGCCTGGGCCGCAGAGCAGTCGAAGTGGGCCGAGACGGTGAAGTCCGACAAGGAGCTGGGCGGCGCCCAGTTCGACTCGACGAAGGTGGGGGTAAAGAAGTTCTTCGACACCTTCGACCGCGACGGGTCCATCCGCAAGGACATCACCTCGCTCGGTCTCGGCAATCACCCCGCGCTGGTGCGCCTCGCTGCTCGCGCGGCGAAGCTCATCAGCGAGGACTCGGTCGCGGGCAGTTCCGCGCCCGCGGGCGACGGGCTGTCCAGCGACGACATCCTGGCCGCCCGCTACCCAACGATGTTCCCGAAGCAGTAGCACCCCCGTCCCCCGCAGTTCCCCCAGGGCCCCTCGGGCCCGAGCTGCGCCCGGCATCCTGCCGATGCGCTGCCGCAACGCTACCAAGGAGATGTGACGCATGGCCGCAATCGGCACGCTGTTCCCCACCCTCGTCGACCTGGCGAAGAAGTCGAACCCCGATGGCGGCATCGCATCGGTCATCGAGCTGCTCGCCAAGAAGAACGCCTTCATGCAGGACCTGGCCTTCAAGCCGGGCAACCTGCCCACCGGCCACCGCTTCAGCGCGCGGACCGCCCTCCCCTCCCCGACCTGGCGCAAGCTGAACCAGGGCATCGCCCCGAGCAAGGGCCAGACCGACATCTACGAGGAGTCCTGCGGCATGCTGGAGGGCCTCTCCAAGGTGGACGTGGCCCTCGCCGAGCTGAACGGCAACGCCGCCGGCTACCGCGCGGATGAGGACAACGCCTTCGCGCAGGGCTTCGGCCTGGAGATTGCGTCGGCGCTGCTCTACAGCTCCACGCAGGGCGGCACCCTGGCCGGCTACGTCGGCGGGCCCGAGAAGATCATGGGCCTCACCCCGCGCTTCAACGCCACCTCGGGCAACCCGGCCTCCGGTCAGATCATCAAGGCCGACGCCGGCATCACCGCGTGCGCCGCGAACAAGGGCACCAGCATCTGGCTGGTGGGCTGGTCGCCGGACAGCGTCTACGGCATCTACCCGAAGAACAGCGTCGCCGGCTACAAGACCGAGGACCTCGGCAAGCAGCTCGTGCGCGCGAGCAACGACACCTCTGCCGCGACCGCCGAGTTCCTGGCCTACGTCACGCACCACAAGTGGTCGCTCGGCCTGTGCGTGCAGGACTACCGCTACGTCGCGCGCATCTGCAACATCGACACGGCCGCCTGGAACGGCGCCATCACCGCGAACACGCCGGACCTCGCCAACTCGATGATGGACGCCATCGCGGCCATCTTCGACATGGGCTCGTGCCAGCCGGTCTTCTACATGACCCGCGGCGCGTTCACGATGTTCAACAAGCAGCTCAAGGGCAAGAGCGCGAACTGGCTGGAGTACATCGAGCGCGGCGGGCAGCTCGTCCCGCACTTCCTCGGCGTGCCCATCCGCATCGTGGACGCCCTGTCCCAGACCGAGGCCGTCGTCAGCTAGTCGCTGGCGCGCCACCCCACTCAAGGAGCACGAACAGATGATCCTCGACAACGCTCTCTGCTTCAACGCCACCCCGCAGGCCATCTCCGGGGCGACCACCACGGTGGCCACCGACCACTACGATGCCGGCTCGGCCGTTCGCCTGGAGTCCAACCGCGTCTCGACCGCCGTGTCGGCCGTGGGCGGCACCTCCCCGACCCTCGACATCGAGGTCTTCGGCGACAGCACCAACGCCTTCTCCAGCGAGAAGTCGGTGGCCAAGCGCAGCATCGCGGCGGCCGACCTCGTGGTCAACAAGGTCTACCACCTCGACATCCCGCCGGTCGCGCCGTTCCGGTTCTACCGCGTGAAGTACACGCAGGCCGGCACCTCGCCGACCGCCACGGTCCAGAGCTTCCTCGCGGACGAGGACCTGAACCAGACCGACGTGCTCCTCGCGGGCGTCGGCACCCCGTAGTCCCCTCCCCCTGAAGGGCCCCTGGGCGAAGTCGGCCCCGGGGCCCTTCCCCCCTTCCAGGCCACTCCCCGCGCTCGACAGGAGCCGCACATGCACACGCATACGCAGTCGCAGGATTCCAACCAGAGCAGCATCACCATGCCGACCGGGGATGTCCTCCACGCAGTCGGCGTCTTCGAGGTCTGGACGACCGGGCCCGATGGGCTTCCGGTCCCCGGCCTCATCAACCGAGACGGCACCAAGATGTACTGGACGACCGCGAACAACGCGATGTCCAGCGAGATGCTCAACCTCGTCCGCGATGTGGTCTGGCGGCTGGCGGCCAACCCGAGTGGCCCGACCGGCGGGCTCTGGACGACCGGCCCCTACATCGGCCTCGCCACGACCGGCATCAACGCGGCCTCGACCCTCGCCTCCAACCTGAACGAGCTGGCGGGCGGCGGGTACGTCCGCAAGGCCCCGGCCTGGGCGGCCGGCATCACCGGCCAGGTGACGAACACCGCGAGCCCCGTGACCTGGACCGGCGGCACCGACATCTCCACCTCCCAGAGCGGCATCTCGCACCTCTTCACCACGCCGGCCGCGTCCGGCACGGGCGCCGCGCCGAACAACAAGCTGCTCACGTTCGCCGCGCTGAATGGTGGCCCGTTCGGCCCCATCGCGTCGGGCAACGCCCTGAACGTCGTCTACACGCACACGCTGAGCTAGGACCGCCATGACCAAGACCATTCACGCCCTCGCCATCGCCCTGGCCCTCCTCACGCCGGGCTGCTTCACCAAGTCCGAACCCGCTCGCACCGACCGCGTCGAGCTGGCCATGTCCGCGCCCATCGTGGAGCACGGCTACCTCTGGGTGCAGCACCGCGCCAAGGATGGCCAGCTCAAGTGGGAGGGGCCCGCTCACAACGCCCTCACCTACTGGGGCCAGCAGCGCATCCTGAAGTGCTACCTGACGGCCACCGGCTGCCCGACGTCGAGCGCCCACTACATCGCGCTCCTGACTGCGACGCCGGCCGGCAAGGGCACCGCGTTCGGTAGCGAGCTGGCCTCCGGTGGCTACGGGCGAGGCAACGTGGCGGGCTGGACCTGCACGAGCAACGCTGCGAGCGACAATTCCTGCAACTCGGGCACCGTCAGCTTCACCAACGGCTCGGGCTCGACGTGGACCGCCGTCACGGCCATGGCGGTCGTGGACACCGCGAGCGGGGCACCGTCCACGCTGGGCTACATCTCGTACATCGCGCTGTCGACCACGCGCACTCTCCTGGCCGGCGACACCCTCCAAATCGCCCCGTACACGCTGACGCTCCAGTAGCGGCAATCCTCCAAGGCGCGGGCGCACATGGCTATCACGTTCCTCGGCGTTGGGACCGCCGGCTATCAGCCGGCGGCTCCCAGCGTGCAGGGCGGGCTGGGGGCACAGGACTTCTCTCTCCTGTGGCTCAAGGTCGGCCAGGCGTCCGTGTCTGGGTGGACGAAGCTGACGGGCGACGCATCCAACAGGTTCCATTACCGTCGAGGGACGTACACCGCTCCTGCCGTCTATGGAGTGATTTCGTCATGGCGGGGCGTTGAGACGACCGACGTTCAGGCCAACCTCGTCCTGGTCGGCACCCCGGCCACGTCCAGCAGCAAGGTCATATACGCCCCGACCGCGCCCGCCATCACGGTGGCGTGGTCGGACTCGGTAGTCCTGTACGCGGCCCTTGGCAGCATCTACTCCGACAGTAGCGACGGGACGGTAGACCTGTATGACCCGGCATCGGGCCCTACAACCGAAACCGCGTTCTCGGTCAAGTACAGTGACAACGGTGACGAGACCGCCTTCCTTCTGGCGTACGGGGTAGAGGCGGCCTCGGGCACCTACGGGCCGTCCACGGGTGGCACCGTGGGGTATGGCGCCACCGACATGTACAGCGTGAACTGGTCGACCCAGCTCATCGCGCTGGCGGCCGGGGGCGGAGGTGGCGGCGGGACCACCATCACGGAGAGTGCGCTGTCCGACACGGCCGTGGGTTCGAACACGGTCAGTGAAACGCTCCAGCGCAACATCGAGCACCCCGACGACGCGGCCACGGCCAGCGACGCCCAGGTCAGCAAGCAGGCCAGCATCAACGCGCCCCAGGACACGGCCTGGGGAATCGACACGGTCACGGACCGCAACACGATGGCCGTGGACGAGCATCCCGATGACGCGGCGACCGCCAAGGACGTCGCCGCCCTGCGGTCCGGCAGCTACGTCCCGCCCGTCGCGGTCGAGACCGAATACCTCGACCAGGCCATCCCGACGAGCTTCCTGTTCAACAGGACGAACGCCAAGGTCTCGTACATCCACGGCAGCGTTTACCTCGCGCCCTACGTCTTTGGTTTCAACCGGGACTATCCGCTCGACCACACCGCTGTGCGGGTGAAGGTCAACCCGACCGTCGACACCAACTACGTCCCCTTCTCGCCCTGTGACCCGCTCAACGGCACGACAAGGCTCATGTTCATGGCCGACGCGAAGGTGTGCGACGGCAAGATATTCGTTGCGGGTCGGACCAGCCTGGCCGTGGACGACGGCACGCCCTACACGTCCGGTGAATACACCTACCTCATTGTTTCGATTGACCCCGAGACGCTCGCGGCAACGGAGGTGGGGCGCTTCCATCACAGCTCGCTGACTGCATACATCGGGGACTTTTACAACGAGTCGCACATCCAGACCCTTGAAGTGGACGACACCCACGTCTACTGCACGGTTCGGGGCTGCATCTTCAAGGTGTCTCGCGCGGACGGGACGTACACGGTAACGCTCCAGCTCCACACGAGCGACCCGCTCTGGCCCGACACCTCCTTCCCGGTGGGGTCGTGGGGTGGACTGTCCGTCAGCGCAACCCACAACAACCTGAACGGGGTCCACGGCAGCGCCAGCGACGCCGACTACCTCTACTACTCCGAGAACCATAACGGCCGCGGCTATCAGTGCACCTACAAGTACCGCAAGAGCGACATGCGGATCGTGTTCGCCAGCGTCTCGGGCTCCGCGACCGATGACGCCTGTCTGACGGACGACTACTTCGTCAGCTCTCCCGAGGGCGGCCTCCCCTACGCGGTGGGGACGGGGGGGAACAACGGACAGGGGCAGACCTCGGACCCGCTCGGCACGCAGGCGCCGGCCCCGCTCGCGCCCTTCGGCGGGGAGGCGGGCCTGTTCGCCATGAGCCGCAGCACGGGCCAGGTCCGGTGCCTGGGGTCGCTCGACCAGGACATGGACGACTTCCTCGCCAACACCTCGGGGGGTACGCCGGTCATCAAGAGCTACGGGGTGCTTCAGTACAAGGGCTACCTCGCAGACATGAAGTTCGGGAAGCTCGGGAACGCCCCCACGAGCTGGCGACACCTGTACGTCATCCGCGCCGACAGGCAGTCCATCGACTCCTGGCCCCTCTTCAACGAGAGCAACGTCTCCTGGGCTCGCGGCAGCTATGGCGGCGTGCTCCCGCACGCATGGCGCCAGCGGCTGGTCCGGCGCGTCTGCCGGTTCCCGAGCTTCCCGTCCGGCCATGGCGAGATCAACGAGTTCGTGCTCGATGACAACAAGGTGGATTGCTACGCGTTCACCTGGGCGACGCCGGCTGGGTTCCTGCACCTGCCCGGGGTCATCCCCACCGACACATGGGAGCGGACGCTCAACGACACGGCGGCCGCGAGCGACACCGTCATCGACGGCCTGGTCACCAAGACGTCGGGCGCCGACTCGACCGGCGCGGCCGAGGTTGCCGCCGGGCTCCCAGTCATCAACGCGCCGGACTCCACGACGGCCAGTGACGTGTCCCTTGTCACCCGCCTATTCGGCGCTGCCGACTCCACGGCCGGCGCGGATGGTGCCTCGCTTGGGCACGGGACCGCGCTGTCGGACGTCTCCCAGGCACTGGAGGAGATGCTCGTCAAGCTGTGGCTGGGCACGCTCGACTCCAGCTCCGGTCTTGAGCAGGCCCTCTCGGTGCAGTTCGTCTCGGTGTCGGACCTCACCGGCCAGACCGACATCACCGCGGGGGCGACGCCGGCCAGTGGGCAGGACGCCACCGAGGTGGCCGACTGGGCGTCCGGCGTCGTGCTTGTGCTGGCCGACGACGCGACGTTCGGCTCGGACTCGACGTGTCTCGTGGTGGCGGTCCGCGGGACCGGGGACGCGAACTACTCCACTGACGGCGCGTCGGGCTCTGCCTTCACGGCGACCTTCGTGCGGGTGGACGACTTCACGGGCGACGCCGACCTGTCGCGCCTCATCTCCCGTGTCCTCCAGAACGACGCCACCGGGGCGGCAGAGGCGCAGCTCGTAGGCGCCCTGGCCAGGGTCATCGACTGGACCGCGGGCGCCGACCTGGCCGTCGTGAGCGGCATCGACTGGCGGCTCGCGGTCCCGCGCCCCGTCCACCTGACGAAGCAGCACAGCCCGCTCGTGCGGGGGCGCCCGGCTCCCCGACCGCCCCCCGCCGCCGGCCGCCATCACCCCACCAAGCCGCGCCCACGTTGAACCGGAGAGCTGTCATGCCTATCATCTACTGGGAACCCTCGGACGACGCTGGAACGCAGGGCTACGAGATTGAGTCCGCGCTCAACGTCGCCGGCCCGTGGGCCCCTCTGGGCTCCATTAGTGACCAGCCCCGCACCTCCGCGAATCCCTGGTACATCGTCGGCCCACCGGCCCTCTTCTTCTACGAGGATGCGCCAGGCGACGCGGCGAGCTGGTACAGGATTCGCGCCTACAGCCCCGCCAACCAGGCCAGCGCCTGGTCCGACCCGTTCCAGGCAGAGCAGGCCAGCTCCTCGCTGACCACCAGCGAGCTGGACGTGGTGCGGATGGCGCTGGCCCAGGTGGGCGAGACGGGCTCCATCCACAGCCTGGCCGCCCCCTCCACCAAGGCCGAGGCCGTGGGCGCGCTCTTCTACCCGCGGGTCCGCGACCGGCTCTTCTCCTCGTACGCCTGGACGTGGGCCACGCGCCGGCAGGCGCTGGCGCCCTCGACCGAGACGCGGTCTGGCTGGGCTTACGCTTACGCCCTGCCGGTCGACTGCCTGCTCCCCATCGACATCGACCTGGGCTACCGCGGCTCGCCCGGCCGCACGAGCTACCCGCTCTGGTCCGCTACGTTTGGTGCCGCCTCGGCCCGGTTCTCCATCGAGGCCAACGGTGAAGGCGACGGCAGGCTCCTGCTGTGCGATGTCGCGGCGCCCGCCTCCCTGGCGTACGTCGCGCGCATCGAGGACCCGTCGCTCTGGGAGCTGAGCTTTCTGGATGCCGTGGCCTGGGCCCTGGCGGCCCGCCTGGTGATGCCCCTGGCCATCAAGCCGGACCTGGCCCAGGTCGCAGCGAACGGGGCGCGCCAGGCGTTCCTAGAGGCCGTGGCGGTCGACGCCAACAGCGTCCGGCTCGACCGCGAGCCCGAGTCCGAGGTCATCACCGCGAGGAGCTGGTAGCCCATGGCCCTACTGCGCCAGTCCAGCTTTGCCGGCGGCGAGGTTGCGCCCGACCTGTCGGCGCGCACCGACCTCCCCGCGCGCGCCCAGGCCGTCCGCACGCTCCGCAACTTCATCCCGACCCCGACCGGCTCCGCTGTGAACCGGGCCGGCTTCCAGTACGTCGGCGCGACGAAGTACCCGACACGCTACACGCGCCTCGTCCCCTTCACCTTCTCGACGTCGCAGTCCTACGTCCTTGAGGTCGGGCACCTGTACGTCCGCATCATCCAGGGCGGCGGCTACGTCCAGAGCGGCTCGGTTGTCGAGGTGACGACCCCCTACACCGAGGCGCAGCTCCCCTCGCTGCGCTACATCCAGAGCGGCGACACCGTCACCTTCACGCATCCCGCCTACCCACCGAAGGAGCTGCGCCGCCTCTCGCAGACGAGCTGGACGCTGGCCGACTACACCGTCGTGCGCGCCGCCGTGGCGCCGAGCACCCCGTGGTTCACGACCACGCTTCAGCAGACCGACGACACCACGCACCTGGCGAAGACCTGGGACTGGGTCGTCACCTCGGTCGTCAACGACGAGGAGTCCCTGCCCTCGGCGAAGCTCTCGCCAACCAGCACCGGCAAGGTCGTCGTCGCGACCGACCGGGCCGTGGGCCTGCAGTGCGGCGCGGTGTCCGGCGCCTCGCTCTACCACTGGTATCGCGGGCGCTACGGCAACTACGGCTACATCGGGAACAGCAAGCAGAACGCCTTCCTCGACGAGGGCCAGATTCCCAACTTCAGCGACCAGCCGCCCAACTCCCGTAACCCCTTCGCCGGCAACGAGTACCCGGCCGTCGCCTCGTATCACCAGCAGCGCCTGGTCCTGGCCAACCAGCCCAGCTACCCGCAGCGCGTGATGGCCTCGAAGACCGGCGCCATCAAGAACCACGACTACAGCATCCCGCAGAAGGACTCGGACGCCATCGACTTCACGGTGTCCTCGCGCCAGTACGAGGAAATCCGCGCGCTCGTCTCGCTGCGGCACCTCCTCGTGCTCACCGCGAACACCGAGTTCGCCTGCGACGGTGGCGAGAAGGCGTTCTCGCCGACGAACATCAACCTGACGCCGGTCAGCTACAACGGCTGCGCGCGCCTGGCGCCGCTCGTCCTGAATAACGTCGTGCTCTACCTTCAGGCGCAGCAGGCCGCGGTGCGTGAGCTGTCCTTCGACGGGACCAAGGCGGGCTGGGGCGGGAGCGAGGTGTCCCTCGCGGCGAACCATCTGCTCGGCACGGCCGGCCGGACCATTGTCGACTGGACCTACCAGCGGCTGCCCTACTCGGTCATCTGGGCCGTGCGCGACGACGGCAAGCTCCTGTCGCTCACCTACCACGCCGACCTTCAGGTCGTCGCGTGGGCGCAGCACGACACCCAGGGCTTCTTCGAGTCGGTCTGCTCGGTGCCCGAGGGCTCCGAGGACGCGCTCTACGCGGTCGTGCGACGCACCGTGAACGGCGAGACCATCCGGTACGTCGAGCGGATGGCCACGCGCAGGGTGAGCGACGTCGACCTCTGCTGCTTCCTCGACGCCGCGGTCTGGTACTGGGGCGCGCCGGCCAACCAGTTCGACGTCAGCCACCTGGGCCAGACGGCCAGCGTCATGGCGCTCGTCAACGGGGTGCCGGTGGGGCCGCTCACCTCGGTCGCCGGCATCGTCACGCTGCCGTCCATGCCGCCCGGCCCCAACTGCTCGGTCTTCCTTGGCCTGTCCTACAACTCGGACATCGAGCTGCTCGACCTCTTCAAGGCCGAGGGCTACACGACCGCCGAGCTGGGGGTTCAGGTCAAGAACGTCTCCCGGGTCATCTGGGAGGTGGACAAGACGGCCGGCCTGTCGGCCGGCGAGAGCGTCGACGACCTCCAGGTGTGGGTGCCGTCGCTTGGCTGGGTCGTGCCGGAAGCCGGCCTGATGTCCGAGAAGTTCCTCGTGCCCATCACCAGCTCGTGGAACCGCCACGGCCGAGCCGTGCTGCGCCAGTCGCTCCCGCTACCCGTGACGGTCGTCGGCGTGAGCCGCGACGTCGAGATGGGGTCCATGTGAAGCCCGACATCCACCCAGCCACCGAAGCCGACATCCTTGCCCTGGCCCCCGTGATGCGGGCGCCGGACGCCCTGGAGGCCAGGCGCGCCGCCGGACTCAGCCCCGAGGGGGCCCTCCGCGAGTCGGTGGAGGCCTCGAAGGGCCGGGCCTGGGCTGCCTGGTTCGACGGCCAGCCTGCCTGCATGTTCGGCCTGGCGCAGCCCTCCATGCTGCTCGACGCGGGCATCCCCTGGCTGCTGACCGGGCCGGCCGTCGAGAAGCACCCGAAGGCCTTCTTCCGCGAGGCCCGCCGGGCCGTCGAGCGGTGGGGGCGGCTGTTCCCCGTGCTCTTCCAGCTCGTCGACGTCGAGCACGTCGGGGCCCAGCGGTTCCTGGGCGCCCTCGGCTTCGAGTTCGAGGCGCCCGTGCCGCACGGTCCAGAGGGTGCCCTCTTCATCCCCGCCATCCGCAGGAGCTTCGTCCATGTGTGAGCCCGTCTCCATCGTTGCTGGCGGCATGGCCCTCTACGGTGCCATCTCGAAGGGCCAGGCCGAGAAGGAGGCGGCCGACGCGAACGCCTCGGCGCTGCGCCGCAACGCCCAGCTCTCCGAACTGGCCGCCGCGGACGCGCGCGCCCGGGGCGAGGAGGCCGCCTCCCGCGTCGTGATGCAGGGCGAGAACGTCAAGGGCGTGCAGGAGGTGGCCTACGCGGGCCAGGGCGTCGACATCTCCAGCGGCTCGGCGGCCCGCACCGTCGCCGACACCGCGACCATCACCAAGATGGACGAGGTCACCGCGCGCAACAACCTCCAGCGCGAGGCGTGGGGGCTCGACGCCACAGCCCGTAACCAGCGTGCGGCCGCCCTGGATGCCGAGGCGGCCGGCCAGGCCGCGCTCGTCGGCGGCATCATCGGCGGCGCGGCGGCCGGCGCTTCGTCTGCGATGAGCGGCGCGGCGGCGGCCGGCTACTTCAAGCAGACCTCCGTGCCCACCATCATCGACCTCTCGTCGGCGCCCAACTCCCGCATCGTCTAGGAGCCCCATGGCCTTCCCCGTCCCCACCCGCGACGCCCC